TCACCCCTTCCGCTGATCTTTAGGAGCGAATTTATTTTTATATTTTTTGGATAGCTCATGAATCACTCTCATTTTAGATACACCGACCTGCTTTGCGATATCTGAGCGAGATACGCCAGCCTTGGCTAATTTATGAATCTCATTGACGGCCTTTTTTGGGATAGGATCACTCAGGCTATTGAGCAGTCTGTCCTGACGTTCAGTCATTTCGTTTACCTCCCTGATATGGTGGTTACTCCCCTAATGCTGTAACCGTAGTTCGCAGTTCCTTGGCAATTTCTCGGAAGCTATAGCTATCTACAGGTGTGCCGTCAGGTTCTATGAAAGATAATAGAATTTTTGCATACCCTTTAAGTGCCTTATGACCTTTTGATTCGAGTTCAAGCACAGCTATTGTCCGGTCCCTCTCTGCCAACTGTTTGCCTCTCTCAGCAGCCGTTTGAAAGTTAGCTAGGCTTTCCTCATTCAAGCCATTTACCTGCTGTTGGAGTGAGTCTATTAAAGCAAGCAAATCCATATACTCAGCGTTCGGGTCTGTCGTAATCGCTGTGAAGTCCGGCTCCAAACGGTGGCTGAGAATCCCTTCCTCCGAACAAATCAACTCCGACCCATTCAACAATTTATATATCCGTTCACTCATGACTGTTCTCCCTCCCTTACCTCAATCTTGAAAAGATTTAATATTCGAGATAACTGCGCTCGTGGCGGACCTCCAAATTCATGAATCTTTTCAATTTCATTTGTCCAGTAAGCCGTGTAATCTTCAAAACCTCCGCTACGAGCCTTGCTGCGTTCGTTTTTGATAAGATGTTCTAAAGCAAGATCAATTGTTTCTCTGGCGTTTTCAGCTGTTAGACAAACGTGGTTTCCGTGACCGTTGAATTCTATTGTTCTCTTCTCAATGCTCAAATTGTTTCACTCCTGCTAGGCATTTTTCATAATCCCAATACTCCCACACTTGCCCCGTGTAAGACTGGAGGAGTTCTTTCAAGTTGTCCCTAATGGCGAATCCCCCAGTGAATACATAGCACTTTTTCAATTCATCTACGCTTTTGTATCCGACATGTACAATCTTTTCACCAATCAGCTTTTCAGCCTTTTCGACTCCCCCATGCCACCATTGACCATTGCAATGTACAACCTCTCCAGTATCCAAAGTTATGTCGAATTCATACCCGGCAAAGGCTTTAGAATGCGGATCGTTTTGGTAATACAGAAGATCAAGGAATGTACATGTATCATCCATACCGATTAACATCCCACCCGAACGGTAGTACGTCATTTTCGGTTTTTCATCCAGGACGATATCTTTACTTTCTCCAGACCTAACGAGTGCTGCTATTTTCATAGTGTTATCTCTCCTTTATAGGTAGTAGGATCACAAACTGTACTCTTTGATTCACTTGCCATCCTTCTAGCGCAAATTCATTTTTTGGCTCATGAATTCCCCGTAAAGAACGCGCATTACTATACCTGTATCTCCGTTATCAGAGAGAGTGAAGAAAGGTAATGACGCTACTCTCGTCCCCCACTTTGCAGCCTTTAATAAATCATTTTTGATGTTCCCATTGCTCGTATATATGACTTTCATGCCGCCAGTCTCCAGTGTTTTTCTAAGCCAACGTGCATACTGATAGGTGGATTTTGTCTCCTATCCCGGATCAGAGAAGACAATTAGATCGGGGCGAGGTAAAATTTCACCCTTCATTGCCATGAGAGCAATTGCAGAGGATTGAACACCAACGCCAAGCGAAATAACATTCATTGTGTCTCTCCCCCTTATGGAGGGTTGCCCCTCCTTCTTGTCCCCTATGGGGCTTAATGTGCGCCTTATACGAGCGTCAAATGGTCACTTTGGACTCAATGTATTGGCGAATGCCTTCAAGCTCCTTTAAAAGCTCACCAAGCGTTGTAGCTGTACTGTCCATGACCTTCATTTTCACGACCTTTTCTAAAGCGCCCTTTACAGTTGAAAAATATCCATGCGTCTTATATTGCTCAGTCTCTTTCCCGGTATCTTTAGCCACGGACATTTTCCCGTTGTACTGTTTTAAAATAAACTGCATGCCATCCGACTCCAGATATAAACTTCCTTCGATTTTAATTTTCATTTGTTATGTCCTCTCTGCCCTTGGGGGCTAATCTGTTATACCTGGCACCTCAATACCTGCAATAGCTAAAGCGTTTTGCATGCCTAACCGGAACGCTCCAGTCTGTGCCTCCTGCCTAGCCTTGTCTTGCAGCACGATACCCTTTCGGTAAACCTCCAGCAGCCGTTCTTCCACGGTCAATTCCACCGTATAGCCTGAGATAAGCGCCTGAGCCAGCAACCAAACAGACATACCGTTAAGCGCCTCTGCTGGTGTTCCGCTCTTCCAGCCAAGTGGGGATTTAGCGTGCTCTTGCAGTAGCTCTTGTTTTCCCCATCCAGAAAGCAGATACTTTATCGCCTCATCCTCTGCCTTGGTCAGCACAGGTTTATAGGGTCCGTCTTCCTGCTGAGCTACAGGCGGTTGTGTTTCTGCTGCAATCTCAGCAACCTGGGCAGGGGCAGCAGGTTTGGGCTCATCCTTCGGTTTGGATACGATAGACTCCTTATACCGAGCTATTGCTACCTCTTCGGCCTCCGGAGAGTTAATATCCCATTTGGGGAGCCAATATGACCGCAAGCTGTTCATTGTGATTCCTAATTTCCTCGCCGCATCTGTGCGGGATAACGCTTCTGCTCGAAGCTTTAAATAATCGTTTTTCGATGCTTTTGCCACGGGCAATTCCTCCTTGACGGTCTTTGTTTTGGCTCGAAAGGTGAGCGGTTTTATATGAGACTTTGGTATAGGCTTACCAACAATCTTTGCGAGTTCTTCCGGGCTGAGTGTGTACGTTTTAACGTCACCCTGACCCCGCGAAGACACTTCATTCCTCTGATTTGGTACGGGTGTACCCATGAAAATCCCCTTTCTAGCCGTTTTTGGGCGCAGCTACCCGCCGCAGGACCCAATAGCCCCGGGTGTTATGCCTTATTTAAGATGGATTCTATGACTTCAATTTGATATGGTTTGGTGTCCAGCAGCGGCATGTATTCGCGCATTCTATACAGGTTAAGCGCTATGCGGGCAATGATGTATGCATCCACCACGTCATTGCTTGGATGTGTATATCCAAAGTGTGATTTGACTGCTTCTGCCATTGCTTCTTTCTTCTCTTTATCCTTCAACCGCCGCTTGCTGCCTGGCTCTCCAGTCCATCCAGTAACAGCAACATATTTTTTAACAGCATTCGGCATGATGAGATTGAAACCTAAGCCTTTTCGATGGATGATGGTCCGTAAATTTCCATGTATCATCCCGGTTGTTATACCCTTTTGTGTGCCTGGAGCAGCATCTTCTTTAAGAATTTCGTCCCCCGGCTGGAGCAGTTGATAAAGCTGATTCTGTAGGGATACAAGTTGCGGAGTGCTTATCCCTCCGGGTATCTTAGGTCCTTTACCTCGGATAGCCGTCTGTAGCAGCACGTTACCCTCGATGTCCAAAGCAACAACCCCCGTTGTCGTCGCTGGGTCAATTCCCACAAATCTCATAGCCGGGTCAATTTCCAAAAGAGTCATCGCCGCGACACTTCCCAACTACGCTGCCGCCCATATTCACCGATCTTGTATAGGTGGTCCTGGTTGGCTCGGGCAATCACGTTTTGCAGAACTTTCGTGGCCTCTCCAGGCGGTAGATTCTCCCGCGCTTGCTGGCGGATCAGGCCTACCGTTACCTGCAGCACGTCGAAGAGTTCACTTAGCGTCCGGCGTTGGTCGTAGTCCTTGGACTCTACTTCCTCGATCAACTCATTAACTTCCTCTTGCAATTTCACGCGCATATCTCCCGGCTGGTACCCCTGAACCGGATAGTCCAGCACCGGAATAACGATGGCTATAAATTGTTCACTCATGCCCTGTCCTCCCGTTCCGTCAACCAGTCACAGTATGCTTGACATTCTTCTTCGGTTTTAAAGTAAACGTTATGGTAACGCTCTTTAATGTCCTCGAATTTCTCGCCGTTATAGATAAGTCGTGGTGCATCAGAATAACTTAATTCTTCGAGCCTCATTCCGTCCGCATCTTTATGCTCTTTGTACCATGCGATTAATTTTCCGCTTCTATTTTCAAAACTGGAGCACACATGCGCGGTTGGTTTGTATACGGTCCGTCCCACTGCACAAGTGCATCTTTCCGTCATGTCATTACCTTGCGGAGACTTGAAGTTTATATATCTGTTTTCGTTACACTTACTACATTTTTCACCTAATTCACGAGTTGAGGAAGCTTTGAATAATTCAACTCGAAAGTCACTCATCAATTCAGCTAATCTTTCTTTTCTGACCTCGTACACGAGCTGGCGTTTCCGCGTTTCGAGTTCAGCGCACTTTTGGTTGTATTCCCGCTCGATGGATTTTAGGTTTTTCTTCACTTCCTGCAACTCGACGTTTTCCTTGCGAAGCCGGGTAATCTCGTCCTTGTGTTCCTGTTTGATGCTGTCCATGAGCGTTTCTTTTAGTTCATCCATCTTTTGCTCAAATTCACTCGGTTCGTCGTAAAAGTCATGATCATAATCATAAATATCGCTTGGTTCGTAAGTCATATCGTTCATCCTCTCCCTATTGAAATTAGTCCAACCAGCCTGATAGACTCGGCATAGCTTTAGGCGGCTCTGGTGGCGTTTCTGGAGCCTGTTCCGATTCGGTAGGTGTGTTGGTCGGTTCTGCTTCCTCCACCGTGTCACAAGTCTGCTGTTCAGGCTGTGGAGCCATTTCCTGATACGTCCATCCGAGAATCTTGTATTGCTCTTTCAGGCCCGGAAATTTGGCTACCAGTTCCCCACGCCGATATTCTTTGACCTTTTCAGATACAAGATCATATTGCTTTCTCAAATTCGTTTTAGCAGATTCATCAATCAAAGGATCATCCAGCTTCTGAGCCTTTGAAACGAGCCATTCTAGCGACTTCTGATAGCCTGCTTCATCTACGATTTGCCCCATGCTCTCTCACCTTCTTTTCAAGCTCATATTTATCTTCTTTGGTCAGATTCATGAAGCGGCTTGTTTTCCGATTGAACATCATTTGTATTGTTCCGGTGCCGATCTTCCGGCCTTTGGCAACAATCAGCTCCATGACCCCTTTTAATATCGTATCCGGGTAGTAGTAATCGTCCCGGTAAAGGAAGATAATCACGTCCGCGTCAAACTCAATGTTTCCGCTATCCCGTAGGTCTGACATCATCGGGCGTTTGTCCTGCCGATCCTCACATTTCCGACCGACCGAAGAGATTACCACTACAGGGATACCCAGCACCCGAGCCATCTTCTTGAACTGTGCTGAAACATAGGATACACGTTCAGACGTACTAGAAAATTTTCGTTCCGATTCAATTAGTTGAAGATAATCAACATAAATGATTAGGCGCGGATTCCGCTTTTTGAGTGCCTTGGCCTGCCGCCAAATATACTCAATGGTCATGCCTGGAGTATCGTCAATGTAGATTGGTAGAGACTCTAAAATCTCAAGCGCCTTACTGTAGCTGTCCCAATCGTTCTCTGTCAGTCGGCCCGTTCGTATCTTCTTACTGTCAATGCCGCCTAGAGCGCATATATGACGCTCTGATACGTCTTTGGATGGCATTTCAGCCGAGAATATGGCGGGAGTCGTGCCGCCCTCTGCAGCCGCTATAGAGTCGTTTACAATGTAGGCTGTCTTCCCAATACTGGGCCGCGCCGCTACGATGGTTACATCCCCAGGCTGGTGACCGCTCCCCATCTCGTTCAGGTCATCGGATGCTGTTTTCGTTCCTGTAATCCCTGCCCGCGAACCACGGTCCAGAATTTCTAAGTGGTGACCGTCCAGCACTTCCGCCATTCGAAGCATGTTGTTCTCGGCCTGTCCCTTTTGGAGCTGGTTGAGCTCGTCCATACGTTCCTGTACAGCCGTTACATCAATTGCCCCTGTAGCAGATGCTTCTTCAAACGCTCTGGCTGCTTCTCGTTGTACATAAGCCTCTCGAACAATGGTTTGATAGGCTTGGTAGTTATGAACCGCAGGGACCGCATCACGAAGCTGCATAAGGTAGCTCACTCCGCCGATCTTCGCTATATTCCCGCCCCAGTGTTGAACCATCAATAGCGGGTCAAATGGGTCAGGGTTTCCGGTGAACTGTTCATAAGCAAATCGAAGGGTTGTAAGGATCAGCCCGTGTCTTTCATCAGCTCCAAAATCTTCGGGAGTCAGGTAACAGTCGTCTAGCAGTTCGGGTTTGTTCAGGATTGACCCGAGGACTGCGCGTTCAGCGTCAAGACTCATGCTTCACCCTCATTCGAGCGTTCAAGCGCTCCAGTCGTTCCCTGATATGATCCGGCATAGGCACGGCTTGCTGGTTGTACTCTTTAAGAGCCAAAGCGTCAGCCTGTTCTTCTGCGCGTTGTAGCTCGTAGAAAGAAGGCTGCGTAATCTCTTCGGTGCAAATGTCAGCAATGGTAGGCGCGAACTTGCTTGTGCGTACATGTTTGCCCAGCCGTTCCTTTGCAACCTCATAAGGAATATCCGCAAGCATTTGATGCCATAGCTTCGTCACAGGAACCGTTATTTCAAAGTAGGGATACGCTGTCTTGATTACCGCTAGGAAGCTGGCTGTTTCCGTTTGCTTCACGCGCTGCTCCCTCCTCGTAGAACTGGTTTAAAATAGACATTTCCTCTTGGTTGCGTTGCTGCTTGGTTTTAACAGGAGCTTTCGCCTGATCCCGCTTAATCCAAACACGCAGAGTTTTGTTATGGTCCTTTTTATGTTGACTCTTCTTTTTGTTGCTTTGCCATTCATCCAAAGCTTCGATAGTGTCATCCACTTTTTGCTTACCGAAGTCAGAGCAGAGTTTTTCATATTGTTCTTGAGTCAGAAAAACAGTGTCATGGAATTGAATCTTTTCAGGAGTAGGCGACATATCTTCTATCTCTTCTTTCTTTATATTTTTCTTTCTTTCTTTCTTGGGTGGACGATTGCCCCCCTCTAGCGGGGGAGAGTTGTCCACCGGAAGGGGGTGTAATTCTCCACCAGTAAATTCGTCTGCTTCTGACGGTTGCGGTGGAGGATTGCACCCCACTAGCCACTGTTCAGAATATTTATTAAATCCGATCATGCGACCATGTTTGCCCTGAGCTTGTCTGAACACTTTCAGGACGTTCATTTCAAAGAGTTTTTTTAACTCTTTTTTTATACCGCTCAAGTCACTACGAAGGGCAGTAGCAAGGAACGTGGCGGACAACTCGGCTGACTTCCGACCCTCAAACCCATAGGTGTAACGCCAGACGATCAGGAGCATTCTGAGTTGTATGCCATTAAATTTCCGCATTGCCACCTCTTCGTAAATCTCATTCGCTACACGGGTATATCCGTCTTCGAGCTCTGGTCCTGCCATTCCGTTTCACCTGCTTAAACTGCTGTTTTATCCAAACCACGCATAAAATCATAAATCACTTTGTTTAAGTCCTGGCGGTTAGTTTCAATATCGCTACCGGACTTCAAGATTTCCTGAAACCACTTTTCAGTAAGTCGGTCAATTTCCTCCGAAAGCTCGTCCTGCTCCGCTTCGGCTGTGTAACCTAGTACCACGGACTCTGCAAGTCTCAAGCTGTCACCGTTGAAATACTCTTTAATATGTCGTGCTGGCGAGGTCAGTTCACGGGCTGGAGAAGAAAGGATATTTAATAGGGCTGCTGCTTTTTCTTCCCTTCTGCGATCATTTTTGAAATATATATTCATCGCTTTTACTGTTACGTACGGTAACTCAACTGGCTTCTGTGTGTTCCGCCGTTCCTCCAGTTCTTCAAGGATGCGGTCAATGGCTGTGTTCAAGTCTGAATCCTTTTCACTCACATAAGGAACCAGCTTGAAGGAAAAGGACTTGAGCATTTCAGCACGTCCATTGGCGATTGTCTCCAGCTCCCGGATACGCTGCAGAAGCTTTTCGCTGTTAAGTTGCTCGTCGGTGTGGCGTTCAATCGTCTGGAGTAATTCGGCCTTATCCTGCGCCAGTTGCCGGATTGCCGGGATCATATGCCCTTCATATTCGCCCAGCGCGTCACTGATCTCGGAAAACTTCTCTTTACTCACGGCAATCTGTTCGTGCAGCTCGCCATTCTGTTTAACAAGCGCGTCGAATTGCTGTTGCGTAGGATGGGGGTCATCCGGTAGAACTAAAGCGAGCTTGAACGGTATTTCCTCCGCTGCAAATGGTCCTTCGATAATTTGGAATGGGGCTTTAAAATCGAAAGGATTTCCCGGTAATCTACGAGCTTCAAATATTTCCCCCTGAGCAATCCACTGTTTAGTGCTGGTCTGAAATTTCTTGATCACCTTTATCTTCATTCGCTAACAACCTCCAATGTGTAATGTGTGCCTGCTATAAATCCCCGCTGCTTGAGCGCCGCCTTCACGGTCATTTCAGCCAGTGCGGGCATGTTGTTTTTACTAGATAAGTGCGTTAGGTATATCCGTTCACCACGGCCCTGTATAAGCTGCTTGAGCGCCGATGCTGTCTGTTGGTTGCTCAGGTGTCCAAGGTCCGAAAGAATACGAGATTGGATGCTGATAGGGTAATCCGATACCTCTACCATGTCGGGGTCGTGGTTGGCTTCGATCAAGATATAAATACTGCCTTCCATGATGTTCAACATGTCCTGATCGTATTTTCCGGTATCGAATAGCACACAGGCCCGTTCCCGGCTGTCGTCTTCGATCGCATAACCCACTGGCTCATAAGCATCGTGATGGGTTCGGAATGGATATATCCAAGTTTCACCCAGCTTGATAGTTTCATATTTTCCGTAGCGGGTTTCAACAGTCCGCCGGAGCTCGTCATCAACGCCCGATATGCCTTTCCATTCGCCCTCACTGGCCCACACCGGAATCCGGTACTTGTTCGCCATCGGTAGGCCCTTAATGTGGTCGCCGTGAGCGTGAGTGATGAAGATGCCTGTAATGTGGTCAGGTCGTATTCCCACCTCAAGCAGCCGCTTTTCGATCTTGGTTTTGGCTATACCGGCATCTATAAGAATGGTTTGATCTTGCGATGTCAGCGCAATGCAGTTGCCTTTTGAGCCGGATGCCAGGATATCAACTTTCATATAGCCCTCTCCCTCTTAATCCGATCTTGCCACTCTTTAAGGTGAGGACATCCCTTTGCTGGTTCCTCGTAATGTCTGCGGCCCAAGACAAAGGACACAAACATATCCGTGCTTCGCTCGTAGTACATTCCGTTCAACACTGGGCCAGTGGGTTCAGCAGGAAAGTCGAACAGGTCCATTTGCTCCATGTCCTCGGGCAACTCTACCGCCTCCCCTCAATTCTCCGTAGCACCGGGGGCACACTCGCAAATCGCGAATGTACTCTTCCCGGCCGGGATTTATCTCGTTACCACATATTTCGCAGTCCTCACAGCGGACGTATATTTCAACTTGGTTAGATTGGAAGATCGTCATTCGCCTGCTCCTGGGCGGCCTTCTCTTCAAGGTGCATGTCCATGATCTTTAACAGGCCCTTGAGCTCTGCCAGTGTAGGAGTATCAGCCTTCGGCTTTGCATGCTCTTGGATATAGGCACGTTGAGCCTCTCTCTCTGTAATGCCAAGCTGTTTAAATTTCAATTTCATATCTGCTAAGGCTTGTTCAACAGGTGTCAATGCTTGTTCGGGACTTCCGTCAGATAGCGGTTGGTTACCCTGTTTAGCTGCCGCCGCTGCTGCGTCCGACTCGGCAGTAATATCACGGCGCTCATATGAAGGTACTGCAGATCCAGCGTTGAGAGACTCCATACTATCCTCGACCACAGCAGCGATGTCGTATTGAGCTTTGATAGCTCGCGTACCTGCATGCTTTTTGAACATATCTGGATCAATCGAACCGTCCTCCAGCTTCCAAAAGTTCGGGTTCTTTTTGACCCACTTTTGAACCTCAGATACATCCATAAGGACAATAGCGTTCTTTCTTCCCTCTCTTTTTGCGATGGAGTATGCCCCCATAACCTTGCCTCGTGGGAAGCGTATTTTATGCTTGATGCTTACAATAACGCCTTCTTCATCAGTCTCCGCTTCAAAATCTTCAACCTCATTTTCGCAAATGACCTGATTGTATACGCCTTGATATCCTTCGGATTCCTGAGCCTTCGCGTGGTATCCCTCGTAAGCAATCCTAATATCTATGGTGTCGCCGTAAGGAATAGGGAAAGCGTGTTTCAAAGATGGGTCCAGCTTCATGCGGTTCATTTGGTACATAAACAGGTTGAATTGGGGGATTGTGAGCTTCTTGCCGAGCGTTTCCTTCATAGTCATAAGCTCCGGCAGACCAAATTCGCCAATCGCTTGAATTTCGTTGAGATTTATTTCAGTGCTGAGTTGTTTTGTATTTGCCATGTTGGTGTGGCCTCCTATGATTTAATAATTTGGGTCTTGCCAGTAGTGCGGTGAACGATATGCATTGCAGCCGGTTCAACTTTGAACACTAGCCAGTTGTCAGGATTTAAATTCGCTTCTGTAATTGCGGACTGTTGGCGGCGGGTAGGCTTCTTTCCGTTCTTCAAGACTGCCCACCTCCTAGGCGTGCTGTAATGCCCTGCGCGGAGACTATATGAAGGGCTTGGGCTTCGCTGAATCCTGTAGAAACCAGTTGATCGAAGTACGCTTTGGTGGCAAACGCCACTGGCCCATACATTCCCAGCAAAGCAGGAAGTATCTTCAACATATTTTCCGCCGATAGTTCAGCCTCAAGCTGTTCATGTGGCTTCATTCTGCCTCGCCCCCGATCTGTTTTATTTCTAAAGGCGCATCTTCGACGGCCTTGACCAGAATGAGCTGACCGGATGTTTTTTTAATCTTGAAGGTACTTTCGGTGTTGTCCACCGCTACAGGTGATATCACCCCACTCTGTTCGCTGAGGACTTCTCTCAGTTCCAAGCCAGCTCTGACGGACTCTGACAGTGACAATAGCGGATACGCCTTTCCGTCCATCTCAATCACAAAGTCAGGCTTCCGTTCCCCATTCTTTTGTTCTTTAAATAAAGAGATTGATAGAGTTGTGAACAGGCTTTGAACCTTGGCGGCCTGCAACTCGGCTTCCTTCGCCTCAAACGCCTTGATAGCGTCCAGAACAAAGATAGAATCGTTCCGGCTTGCCAACGTTTCGGCTTCGTCAGTACGGGCTTTGTCGATGTCGGCCTGCAATCTATCGCGTAATGCATAGTCGCCTACCGCTTCTGCTGTTGCATCCCGTTTCACTTCCAAAGCACGCATCTGTGAAATTTGTTCAGATATGTCCACTGGCTCAATCGCTGCGAGTTCGGTTTCTAGTTCCTTGCGCTCGTTGATAAGCTTTTGGTGTGCGTTCCGAAGTTCTTCCTTCCGGCGCTCCTTATCGGCTGTGACGGCATCCACAGACTCCGCATCCAAAGGGCGCTTACAAGCAGGGCAATGGTCTTCAATGGCTTCGTTATAGACACGCATATAGTTGTCCTTGGCCTGCTCAATCTGCCGTTGTAGGGACTGTATGGTACTTTCCAGAACCGTACGCTTTCGGTTTGTTTCTCCTGCAAGATCCGTTTGTACCTCCAGTGCCTTTATTTGCTCAAGCAACGCGGCATCTTCGGCTTTCACCGCTTCAATATCCTCCGGTGCTGCAGGAAGCTTCTGGAGCTGATCGACAAGTGCCTCTGTGCGCCCTTGAGCCCGCTTGTAGGCCGTGTCCTTGTCGTTCTTGTTCTTTCGGTGAATCTCTTCAATCTGCGGCAAAGTGTGTTTCTTGACCAATTCAGATAGCTTTGCGGCCTGCGGGTTGAGTTTGATGTCCTTAGCCTTTTCGTCCAGGCTTGTCCGGGTCATTTCTGTAAATACTTCCTTGTTGGAAATTGGGCTCACATACCGCAGCAGCAGATCCCGTTGATTATCCTTATGAAGAGTGAAAAAATAGGACGGGTTATACAGAGACAAGAACAAATCTTTATCAAAAAGAGATTTAACAATTTCGTCAAAGTCGCCGTATTTACTAGGAACCTCGTTGACGTAGTAAGTAGCCTTGCCCTTCTCAATTCCACGACCAAGTAGCACCTGTTTCCCGTCAATATCCAAAAGTGTTTCTGACAGTACATGATCGTATTCATAGTTGGTAGGTGTAGGATCAAGCTTGCCACCCATGGTATCTGTGCCGTACAATGTCCACGTAAGGACTTCCAAAATACTGGACTTTCCTTGTGCATTGTCGCCCGTGATCTGTGTTATCCGTCCAAAGTTAACAGACAGATCACGGTGCGCTTTAAAGTTGTGCGCCTTAGCGCTGATTATTTTTATTTCCGCCATGTGTTACCTCCAAATTGTATTTGCACTCCAGCATGTTCATTTCACCCAACAGTGTTTCACGGGCTTTCGGGTCCTTCGCGTCCAAGTACATGTCATACACGAACAGATAATGCTTAATGTCCCGCTGCACTGCTGGTGCCAGACTTTCGTAGAATTGAAGGAATAATTGCTGTTCGTGATTCTGCAATGTGTTCACCTCCCTCCGGGTAATCCTGAGTCATTTCGGCTATGCATGGCCTGCATACTTCCTGCTCGTTCCAGCGGCGTAGAAACTGCTTATGCATTACGTTTCCGCATATAGCACAGCAAGCGTCTTTACTTGATCCCAAAAGCTTCATGCTGTCCACCGCCCAACCAACTGCCGATGATACTTGCGATACTGGCCCCGAGCGTGCAAAGCTACCAGTACACGACCATTCGCCAACATCCGGCGTTCCATTTTGCCGAAGAATTCACAAAGCTCACGTAACCTTTCATCATTAGGCTTGTGCATGTGTGTGCAAGCTCCCTTCCAACATTTTTCCTTCTCATATAAAATAGATTTGGTTATAACTTTGCTGAAAGCAGGTGTATTAAGTGAGAATTTACGCTAACCTCATAGGAACATGGACCGATATAACAGAAACTGGTTTAATCCAAAACACTGATCCTGTAACTTATTACGCTAAAGAGTGGAGCACTATTTTTGAACTCGAATTTGTGAATATCAGATTTGGCGATAAAAACTATCGAATTCATCCGTCACATTTGCAGATTGTTATGGATTGATTTAGTTTGTTCGGGCATCCTTCCTTTCTGTTTCCTCATTCTGGTAAACTATCTCCAGAGGGGAGGTGCTGTTTTGAATAAAGAAGATTTCAAAAAGCTGTTGTTTAGCTTGCCTGTTAGTGTTTTTAAAAGTCATGGCCCTATTGTGAGTTTTGTGAGCATTTATGACGCTTGCTCATCTCGTGGACTTGATATTAAAGAATTAATTCATGCCCGCTTAATTGAGTTGGAAAGAGATAATGCAATAAGGGTTGTTTATGATGATCACTCAGGTTTTGAGGATTTAATTATTGGGATTAAGCTGTATGAACCAAATTAACGTTTTCTATTGATCGCAATAATCTTAATGTAGTTACCGATTTCCATGATTGTTTGAAAGTCTTTATTCTCGATCAACTGATAAAACTTATAAGCTGCTTCGATGTTTGATAAACCGTTAAGAGACTCTTTCGTCACCACCGTTACCGCGGTGGTTTCTTTTTGTTGTTCGTTCATATTTACCATCCTCTTGGTTAATGAATGTGTTTGTCGTAGATCGTCTGGCTCACCGCTATGTCCAGCCCAAACCGTTCCTTGGTGCCCATTAGATCGACTGTATCCTCAAGAATCTCCTGCCTGCTCACCAGCATGTCCGGTGTCATTTGATCCTTTTTGATCATTTTCGGGTGACCGTATTTACTTGAAACAGCTTTGTTCGCTATCGTGTTGGCCTTTATGAAGTCCACCCGAACAGGCTGTTTCAGGTTGGATCGTAGTTTCTGCATGGCCTCCTTCTGGTGGTCCTTGTCCAACATGCGGAAGATCTGAAAGCCTTCAAGTCCGGTTGATTGGCGAAGCTGCTTGACCATTTCGAAAATCCAGTCTTCGAACTCTTCCGCTTCTGGTCTTTTGGATCTGGTGATAGCCTTGTAAATTCCCTGCTCACTTAATGCTGTGAACTTTTGATTCATACCCGTCAATTTGACGGTTGTGAGAAATTTTCTTTTTAAGTGCCTTGTCATTGCGTTGGTGTCACTGTATTGAAGTGCATCAGCAATATCTTTAGCGATACCCACCCACTCACCTGGTACCTTCTCGACAAAGCGAATGGTGTGTCCAAGCCAGATTTCAGTTCGTATGTTCACCCTGTTCACCAGCCTTTGGTTTGCTGTACTTTAGCATTGTGGAGACAACAGCATCGACAATTTCTCTGGCTGCCTGTGCTTGGTCTGTCGTCAGTCCTTGTACATTACTGACACCCAATGAGTTACGAACGATTGTTGATAGTGCATTGACGACTTGATACCGATTGTATGTTACCAAGTGTCTGAGACGGTGCAATGCTTCGTCTCTTATAGGGGGCCATACACTGAGGCTTACCGAAGCTGATTGTTTTCGGCTTTCTTCCTCTACTTGAGATTTGATTTTTGGCTCTAGTTCACGAATAAGACTTTCCTTCAAATCAGCAAACTGTTCAGGTGTCATCACGATTGCATTAGGGTTCATGTTCAACCTCCCTTTGTATAATTACATCATCGATAGTTAAGGCTGGTAATGGACAACTTCATGGTTTTCCTGTCCGACGTTCGTGTCATAGTTGAATTCAATTTGAATACCAAGAGCGGCGCAAACCTCATTGATGATACCCTCATGCCACCTCCGCTCACCTTTTAATAAATCGCTAATATATTGGTAACTGCGTTGTGTGGATCGGGCTAAGTCCGCTTTGCTCATACCCTTTGCTTCCATGGCAGATTCAACCGCTTCTGTGAAGTTCATTGTTGTTCACCTCCATGGCTAAATAATAAGCATTATGCTTACATATGTAAAAGAATAAAATTAAGCATTATGCTTAAATAATGAGCATTTCTCTGATATTATCAGCATAATGCTTTAAATCACTTAATTTTTCAGCATTTTGCTTATTGTTTAAAACAATGGCTAATGTTATTATCAATACAGCAAAATGCTTAAATCGAAGGAGCGATTTATTAATGGCGGGTAAGGACAGTAGATTGAAGACTATTCGGAAAGAAAAGAAAATGAGCGGAATTGCAGTTGCGAAGGCCCTTGGTATTACACCTCAGTATTACTACGATATAGAAAAAGGAGAACGGAGATTAACAACTGAAATAGCGGGGCAATTAGCTAATCTATTCCAAACAACAGTTGATTATCTAATTGGGGTAACCGATGTTAATCAATACGAAATGGGTAAAGACACAAAAAACCCCGACCTTCATGAAGAGTCGGAGCTTTCAGAAATACCTATAGAGAGACTAAACCAGTACAAATTGAGTTATAAAGGGCATGACCTGAGTAAGGAAGAGGCTGATGATATTATTGAACTTTTGGAAGCCGCATTGAAACGTTGGAAGAAATGATCTCTTCTAAACGCTTTTCAACTTCCGTCGTGTCAACTCCTTTGTTATGTAATTGCGCTAAGTAACGCATTAAATCGACCCTTTTAGAATTCATAACAACACTCCTAGATGTAATAATTTCCGTTTGAGAGGTTACGTCGAGTATACCACAGCATTTTACAAATTAGAACATAAATGCGAACATAAATGCGAACAAAACATTAATAAACTGTGATTTTATTTGTACTAGTAGTTGTTCGTAATAAGGCCCGAGTAGATTTCCTACTCCTCTACAACTGGAATTTTACCTATACGGGCCACAATTCCCCACACATTATTCAGCTTCGTTACTTTGCGATTCCATCCAAATCATCTCCTTTAATAAAATATGAGAACGCAAAAAGGCCGCTACATAAGTGATAGATGTTTTAAAAAAATAACTTCTCGACATTTCATTGCACAGAAGGTGCACGAGAGGTTTTTTTTTAACAAAAAATCACACATGTAGCGGCCATTATAGTACCGCTATTAGACAGCTATAACCCAATGGGGAGATATGCCGCATTCAATAGACTATTCTCCACCTGGACGCATGTCAGCAGAGATAATTAATAAAATCGTAATGGAATCAATATATCATATGCCTTTGAATATTTCAATTATTTGAACCAATTAGACTTTCGTTTGAATCAATGATAAAAGTATCCGTATAAGGATAGTTTATTCTTACAGCTCGATCTGATCCCAACTGTGTTGCTCGTATAGTACCTGTATTCATGCTGAAATTACTAACTTGACAAACTCCAAAACGATTATTTTCAATGAGAACTCCTGGCTGAAATTGCTCAGATAACTTTAATTTTTCAGAGTTCGGCAGATTTTTATAGGCCTCATTCCATGTGTTCCAATTAGGCTTATTTTTACTTTCTTGTAGTGATAATTTTAAATCATCAATTGCGTTCAAAAGTATTGACGTTTCCCCGCTTATGGTTTTAGGTTCGGGTAATTTAGCAGATTGTACACCCAATAACTCTACCAAAGAATTTGTGTCTTTTCCTTTTTGCTCGAATGTTTCTTTTAATGCTTCCGATACTGCGTTTATGGCAATAGAAACAGTGTCGATTCTTAGACTGGGATCATAAGGCACATCGCGAAGTGCAGAAATATCAAAAGGGCGGGGGGTAATAGTGTCTTTTATCAAAACTACAGGCAGATTAAATGCATGCCTTATCCCCAGTTCATATAACACATTGGGATTACGAGAACTCAGATCGCAAACAACCATATCGGCTTCTATGATCTTTTTAATGATATCCAAAATAATTGCATTTGTATGCTTTACATCGTCCGCTCGAATCGGCTCGAAACCAGCTAATTCGCATGCTGGCTTTATTATATGTTCATAAACACGGCTGAAATGCCCCTTCTCGTAACCCTCTGCATCCGAAATAGGCATAACAATAAAACAAGACTTTTGCACTTCCTCTGCCTCTTTTTTTGGAAGATTCTTTTTCGTTTCTGTCATAAATTTATGCTCTCCTATAGTAATAGTTTTCCGTAATATATGACCAGTATATGACTTTAGTAGCAGCATGTACATATTTTATGTAGAAATATTTTCCTAGTTCAATTATACTAATTCTTATGAAATTATTTGATTACATAGGGGGAAATAAGATTTGTTTAATAAAAAACTGGCATTACTTACTACTGCTGTACTTGCATTTGGAATTATAGCTACCGGATGTGGAGCTAAAGCCACCACCACTACAGATAGCGGGAAAGCTACAGGATCTGCTACACAAGCCGACACAAAAGCTGCTACTACTGAAAAGGACGACGCTCCTAAGGAGACTAAAGTAGGCGAAGCTGTAAAGGTGGGCAGTCTTACTGTAACAGCAACTAAAGTGAGCGCTAAGACAAAGATCGGTGACAACGAGTACCTTCAGAAAACAACCGAAGAAAAATTCATCGTCATTAATCTGGCAATTAAAAACGGAGATAAAGAAGCCCGCACCTTGGACTCAAGCATGTTTAAACTGATCAGCACAGATGGCACAGAATATGAACCAATGAGCGATGCCGACATGTACGTGAACAAACCAGAAAACATGTTGTTTTTCGCTAAGATCAACCCTGGTTTAACAAAGAAGGCAAACATCGCATTTGAAGTACCAAAGGATAGCAAAGGATTTAAACTTGAAGCTGCTGGCGGAATAGGTTTTGAAGCTGGAGAGACAGCATTAATAAATACTGGTAAATAAAAAGGCCCCGGAGCAATCCGGGGTTTTAATATTCTGTGAAATACCTATTTGCAGCACCTGGGGGCGTAACTATCTTTTGGTCCCTGTCCCAGCCCTCTATGATTACGATATGCCGCGTGTCCGTTTTGTTTTCCCACAAGATATAGTTATCCCTCTCAAGAGCCAACAGCCCCTCCTTTATGTCCTCTGTACGCCTTCCTGTCTTTATCTCCAGTTCCTTCATAGTGGGCATCCGTCTGCGGCTTGCTGAATAGTTGTAGAGTATCCGTAGTAGCTTACGCTCGATATCTGGCAACAATACAATCCACTCCCTTCACTTGTATTATATACAAACATTCGTTCCTATAAAAGAGACGGAAAATAATTCTTTACGCTCTTATGATACGTATAAATAATACGTTGACACGTACTTATTATACGTGTATAATAATAAGTGTAAGGAGGGCAATCACTTGAAATCATACAGTTCGAGAGAATTAATCAAACTGTTAGAAGAGGACGGATGGTACATAATAGGAGTACATGGTAGTCACCATTACTTCAAGCATCCGACAAAAATCGGTAAGGTTACGGTTCCGCATCCTAAGAAAAGCTTTCCTCCGAAGACACAAGCAAGTATCCTAAAAACAGCGGGGATTAAGGGCTGAACAGCCCTCCCCAAAGGAGGTTAATTATAATGAGAAAAAAAGACGTTTATCGCTACTGGGCATTGCTCGATCACTCTGAGGATGGTATATCTGTTCGTTTTCCAGATCTTCCTGGCTGCCTTACATTTGGAGACACTGCCGAAGAAGCACATGCTGCAGCTCGTGAAGCGCTGGAGGGGTTTATGTATGTTTTGGAACAAGACAACGATCCTATTCCTGATCCTTCCCCGCTTGATGTTATTTTGGCACAACGGGAAGCAACAGAGGCTGCGTGTGACGTTCAGGTCTATATGCCTGTAGTTCGGGAAGCCATGGAAAGCAAGGCCGTCAAAAAGACACTGACGGTCCCTAAATGGCTCAATGATCAAGCTGAACTGCAACACCTTAATTTCTCTCAGGTTCTGCAAGAAGGATTGAAGCGGAGTCTTGGTATTAATCCTTTGGAGAAAAGATAATGAAATATGGACCACGCAAGCCCAGTCTAAACCAGCGTATCGCAGCTCGTACCAGTCTCAAGCGGCAGATTGTACACCGCGCAGGACTCAAGATGCCACGGGGCTGGGGATGGCTCCGCAACCCACGTAAGGCGGCTTACAATAAGGTGTACAATCGGACAACGTTTGATTTGTTTAAGCTGATTGGGAAATTGTTCAAATAATGAAGTAATCACATTAAAAAGTTCTGCCGACCAATGCAGGTTAGCAGGGCTTTTTCTCTCCAATACTTACCGCCTCACTACTGCATAAATGAGCGTTATAATTAATTTGAGGTGGTCTATTTGTTTATTTCTCCAATGTTACTTGGAACATCAGATACAGCATTTTCAGATCCACACTATATATTTGAGCCAAAGATTGATGGACATCGGCTAATATTTTCGCAGCAAAATGGCACGATTCGTTTATATACACGACACAACAATGATTGTACTCAGCAATATCCAGAGTTGTTGTTTCCCTTTGACGATGACATTGTACTAGACGGAGAGGTCGCCTGTTATGATCAGGAAACAGGGTTAGTTGATTTCGAATCAATTATGACACGTTTTATGGCCAAGAAATCAGACAAAATCCAGCAGTTAACCAGCACCCTCCCCGTAACATTTGTTATTTTTGACGTACTCCACTATAAAGGACAAGATCTTCAGCATTTACCCTTAATGCAACGCAAAGAAATTTTGGCTAGTCTTACCTTGCCAAGTGATCGCTTCGGTATGATCCCGTTTATAGAAGGCGCAGGAGATGCTCTGTTTAAACAAATGCAGGCTCTAAAACTAGAAGGTATGGTGGGAAAAAAGAAGGACAGCAAGTACTATAACCGTCGACATAGCGCGTGGCAGAAGGTCATTAACTGGTCCTATGCTGACGTATTTATAACGGGTTATCGAAAAGAGGAATTCGGGTGGCTTGCAGGCGTACCGAATGAGAGTGGTAAAATACGTCCGTCCGGCATCATTGAGCTGGGGGCAACGCCGACCCATAAGAAGGCGTTTTACGGTGTGTCCAAAGCTCTGATAACTGGTGAGGATCGCGAGTATGTTTACGTAGATCCGCGTATAAGAGCCCGTGTTAAAATGCGTAATTGGACTAAAGCAGGGTTGTTACGAAGTCCGGTTTTTACAGAGTTTATAGTCTAATAAAACAAAAAGCTCTGCTGACCAATTAAGGTTAGCAGAGCTTTTTGATTACTCGACTATTTATTTTTTCTGAATATGAACATCCCAATAAGTGCAACAACTATTATAGCTGGAATTCGCCATGGATTCGGTAGAAATTTTGTTAACCATAGGGCAGCGAATACTGTGGCTATTGCCAAATAGCCTAAGCGCTCAGATGGTTCAAATTTCTTCCTATTGAAAAACACATTCAAATAGCCTATCGGTGGGGTTATGATGATCATTAAAATTATGACCAATGGCCTTAAATACCACTTTCTTTTCATTCTTCCTCCGTCACTCGTCGTTGTTAATCACAGTTATTAAAGGAATAGGGCGCCGATAGCTCTAGCGATAATATCAGCTAACCATCCCGCTACACCTAAATACTGCATAGCCTGTGATAGCGCATCTTCAATACTGCCACTGAAATCTGTGACCACATCTAGAGCCTTTATTAGCGCATCTACTTTGACAACATTAATAAGATTCTTTTTAACACTATCACTTACAGGAAGCCAATCGATTGTTGTTTTTATAACATTATCAATTTTGCTTGCCTGTGATTTAAGAGCTGCCTTTATTCCTTTAATTGTCCAAGAAACTTTACCTTGCGTCGTTACATCTCCATTAAGACTCGGATCAGTACCATTAAATACTGGTGGCACAACACCTTCCGGTTGGTTGACGGAATCGCTATATGTAGAAGAGGTCACAGATGTACTTGCAGCAGAAGCGGAAAATGGAGACACAGCAGAAAAAAGCAGAGCAGCAGTTACAGAGCTTAACATAATTTTTTTCGTCAATGCATTTACACTCATTTCAAACTCTCCTTTTTATTGTATTTACGTCTATTAATATATAATTAATCACCTGTCGAAGTAAGAGGAATAAGAGTGCATGAGTATAAACAGTCAGAAAGAACCAGTCTAAAATCTTTATACCTTGCATCACATCAACATGTTAGATATAAGATTATATTTAATCCACTAATTCAATTCGTTACTTTATACCTAATGGAATACAATTTTTATGTCGAAAAACGAATAAAAGACTCCTACTAGTTATATGCTAGTGGAGTCCCTTTTTACATCTACTCTAAATTCAAATTGATTCCGTATGTAATAAGCTCCGGCAATCTTGACCGATTCAGGCGAAAACTTTTCTATAGTGCCACCATAGTCTACAACCGACACCATATCCTCTCCCAACGACTGAACAACGTACACTCTTGTTTGGTTTAATGCAGCTGTAAATAGTTCTATGTCCGACTTTAACACTTTATATGTATGATTCATGCTGATCACCTCAATAATTTATTCGGTGAACAGTATGGTATTACCTTCAATGCAAAACAATCTCCGCTGACAGTAAAGTTAGCAGAGATTGTGGTTTTCTAGACATTGTCCTTATTCTTTTTCTCGGCAATAAGTAAACCCAGCAGTGTATATCCCCTGTACAATGTTCCTAACAATAGAACACCTCCAGCAAAAGAAATGAGGATAAGTATCATGTTGAGTATAAATGGAATTAAATCAAAGGCCAAAACAACACCTCCCATAACGTAAAAGAACCCCACTGGCTTTAGCTAGTAGGGTATCACCGATACTTTCGGATTGCACGACGGTGCTTCCGTATGTGTTGTTATCAGTATAATGCGTTTGGGTGATTCTGTAAATATATTAAGCTGATTTAATTTTATTCGGGTTAAATTCTTCCCATGCTTTTTGGATAGCTGCTTCGACTTCTTCCGACTTTATAACAATACCTAACTGACCTGCCTTAACCGTCAAGTATTTAACAGCCTCGTGAAACTTAGTTGCACCAGCTCCGGCATAATTGCGCTCCACCCATGCATAAGCATCTTGGGCCAGTTGACCGATCCGGTTACGCTGCTCCACGGAAAACCGGGCCTCGTAGATCGGCTTTACCTTGCGGTATACTGCTGTCCCAAGTGTCAAAGCTCCGATAGTAACCAAGCCGATAACAGACAGTGCAATGGTTGTAATGTAATGTTCAATCATGTTATATATCCCCTTTTGTTAATGTTGCGATTTTATTTTTTTGATCCCAGGACACTACTGCGCCGTAAGCCTCTGCAATAGGTTTGAGCTGCACGTATGCCACCCCTTCGATCAGTTGGACGGTTAGCAGCTTTGCTCCATTTAGATAAGCCTCTTTATGGGTGTTGTCCCAGTGATAAGACAAGTCCAGAGCATTTGCCAAAGACCGCAGCGGTACATAAGTTCTGGAGCCATACAGGAGTGCTTTCCCCGCTTCCTTGCCATTCGCAATAAACGTACCGGATGCGACTGTTCCCGCCTTATCTGGTACAGCAGGATGCTTAGTGAAGTGTGCTCGCAACTCGTCTACCGTGCCGTTGAACTCATTTAAATCTACTGGCCCAGCGATGCCAGACACCTTGCGTGTGCCGCTCGGCAGAGTCCCGCCATACTGACCGTCGGAATACTGCCAAAAGTCCCAACGTGACCAACCAGACGCGTCAGACGGAGCCTTTGTGGCGTGGTACCGCGCAATCCATAGCGGGTAATTGCTCAAGCCCGAAAAATTGCCGATGAAGGACGGATACGTATAAACGATTGGGCGTACTCCAGTGAGCCGCTCCACTTCCTCCAGAAACGCCTTAGCGACCGCTGTAACAGCCGTTTTACTAAGTTTGGACTTATTGGACTCGTAGTCCATAACAGGCGGCAAGTCAAACACCTGAATGCCTCCAGCGTCCTTGATAGCAGAAACAAAGTTAGCCGCTTCTTGTCGGGCCAGATCCGGCGTGGTTGCCGAGTCATCTACATAATGGTACGCCCCGATCATTAAGCCCGCCGCCTTTGCAGCCTTTACAAATGTTAGAAAGGTCTTGGACCGGAACGAGCGTCCCTGTGTGGCCTTGATAAATACAAAGCTTATGCCATCTGCAGCTACCTTTTTAAAATTTATGTCGCCCTGGTGATGGGACACGTCGATCCCTTGGGCGTTACCTTTTTTCCTCGCCTGCATTTTCCCCGTCACCTTCCTTTTCTCCACTTTTACTTTTTAAAACTTCCACAGCCTGCCGGATGATCGACGGGACTGGCGCACCAAGCCTGCCGCCGTTTTCAATAATCGACAATAGCTCGTTTGCCATGTAAAAATAGGCGACCGCATCCCTGAAAAGGTGCGAATCGCCTAAGACTCCATCAATTAGATGGGATACAGCAACCATTGCAAAAATGAATACCTTTCGAGCGATACCGATAAGACCGATCTTGCTTTTTAAACCGGGTCCAGTTCCCTTCTTACCTTCTGCGCCAGCGGCAAATAATCCGGTCACATAATCAATGATGACCAGAGCAAGCAACACCCCCAATACTCCCGACCACCCACCATAAAGATACGTCACCGCACTACTTCCTAAAGCGGTGCTGAACTTGAAAATCTCCCACTTATCCAACCTTCTTCCCCCGTCTCTATAGGTCAGGAAAGTTGTCCTGACCTAAAATAAGCCCCCTACCACTACGAGGGCATAAAAATAGCGCATCCGGTTTGGATACGCTGGTTATACTTGCTCTGTATTTGTGCCAAGGTCTGCATTTACGATATCCAGTAGATAGGATGGTACGTCCTCTACTGTCCGTCTGCCAGCCAGTATAAGGGCTACATAGGTTGTTGCAAATACGCGCTTCATTTGTTCGCTCACGTTTTCACCTCCCCTCATAGACTGTCCCAATGCCCAAAGAGACAGCCACATCCATAACTTATGCATCGGCTGGCTTAATAAGCGTAAGCAGCAAGGCGATGGCTTCCTTATTGTCCAAATCAGCCTGTTTAAGCATCGCAATTTCTTCCCGAAGCTTATCCTCGACAGATGACTCAGGTTGCGATACTGGCAATTTTTCGAACTCTCCTGTGTCAGGATGGTACCTGCTGCCTAATACTCCATACCCAGAAACTTTAATTACGCTATCGCCCGGTGGAGCCTCTACGCTCTGCGATACTGCAAAGATTACGTACTCGCTGTTATACTGAGCAAAATACGTCACATTTAACACCGCCTTAATTAAATTCAACCACTTCTAATTTCACCAGGCTCCGCCTGCCTACCCTAATGGTTGTTGCGCCAACAAGCTCGACAACGTTATTGTCATCACCACCGGTAGTCGTTAAGTTAACGATCGTTTTAGCTGTGTTGACTGCGCTTATAGCAACATCAACAGTTTCGAAATTACCGCTTGTCGGAGAACTTATGGTAAGCCGCTGTACACTCTTCACACTCCCTGCCTCCTTCACCGCATTGATAAGTTGCCTTAATTCATTTACCGCACTTGGCGTAGCTGCCTGGTCTGTTGCAGTGCTCGTTGTGGAGGTATTGAGCTGAACAATACCGCGTGCTTGTGTCGTAGCGCTTGGCAAGTCTGCTGCTGTGTGACTGTGCTGTTTCGGCGCAGAGTAATCCTTTGTGTATTGTTTCGCTGTGGTTAGAGCATCGTTAACAGCCTTAGGCGTAGCTGCCAAGGCGTTAGAAACGCTATTGATAGACTCCGAAAGCTGGACAATGCCTTTTTGTGTAAGACTGGCATCTGGAACTTTTGCATTCAGTATTTGCGTGTCAGTGTAATCCTTAGCCTTTTGTAAAGCATCGGCTACATCCTGAGGAGTAGCATATAGAATCGAATCATCTACTATTACCGTCACCTGTGCCGTATTGCTTACAGTCAGTTCAAAGTTAAAGAGTTTTTTCAGGACAGCGGAGGTGTTTTGAGCATCAATGTACTCTGCTCCCTCACCCGCGTTGGCGTAGGCGTATAGGATCTCGCCTAGGTCTGGATCTGTCGCCCATAATCCAACCTCGCGGAAGAAGAAGCCGGAGGTGATGCCCTGGTTACTAAACTCGAAGCCAGGCACCACAACGTTTTCAGATTGGATTTTTAAGCGACTGACCGGGAAGGATACCTTTTCGTTTATAAGCGCCTTTAATGCAACTGGCATCTGACCGGATAGCTTCCCATCCCCGGCTGAAAATCTTGTATAAGTTATTTTAGTCAGGCCAGCTTCTGCTTTTGCAAGCAGGTTCCGACCGCGATTAGTAATTTCGATTCCATCAAACGCCAATTTAATTCACCTGCCTTAAAGTAATAATATCCACTTGCTGTGTACCTACCCCGTAATAGTGAGTGCCTTTGGCTGAATCCAAGACGACAACGCGGCGCAGGTGGGCGCTTTTCCGCTTAACAGACTCGACAACCTCCAAAAACTGCTGCGCCTGTTCTTCGGTAGCCTTCGGGTTGGAGACAACAACCTGAAAATAGCCAGGATCGTCGCCATACTCCCACCATTCCTCCACCTTGCCATAGCCGAATATAGTGGTCACTAGATCCTCTACTGCGCTAGGTGTGCCCTTGCGACGATGGAGTGGGATAGACTGACGTACAAGCTCCCTGCGCTGCTCAAGAGGCAATGTAGGGTCATAGTAATCTACATGGAATTGCCAAGCCAGCTCGTCAGTTTCTTCGTCTGTCCAATCGGTGCGCCCGAACAAATTAACACGCTGGATTTTCGCCGTTAGCTCGTCCATTTTAACGTCCAGGGCCATCGCTGCGTCACACACTTGCTTATCTGTCCGCAAGTTATCAGGCAACAGGTCCAACAAGCTTAATTCAGACAGTTTAATCATCGACCAGCCCTCCAAATACTGCCGTTGTAGTCCCTTCCTTGGCGACTTGATTTGAACCCAACTCCAAGAAAGCAGGTGACCGAATGTCAAGCCTTGAAGCTCCAGCCGCTACAAGCATATGCGTTAACTGAGATGGGTTTATGTCTCGGCCTAATCGCGACTTTTGCCATAGCTTGTACTCAGATAAAGCAGCCTCTACGCCTTTTTGAATACTCGTTACGTCTGTCACCCTTGATTTACGGATATAGTAGGTCAAATCAATATTGTAATCGACTGTTGTGGGCGCTCTGACAGTCACTTTATCTGTAAGAGGTCGCCGCTTCCTGTCATCTAGCACTGCAAACACCTCGTCAAGTACGGTTTGTGTGGGGATTGCTCCGCCCGCAAGCAGTACCGTTACTATGACTTGCATAGGACTTGGTGAATCGACATGTACGTCTGCTATTGATGCACTAGCAGTTTTGGCCCAATATTCATAAGCCCCGTCCGGTCCAGCTACACTAAATGATTCAGGAGCAATGTGAATCCGCTCGCGGTATGGGTCATTGTCCTCCACGGCAGCTCCGCCCGATGTTTCGGTCAGATTGGTTACAGATGCTACATAAGGGAGTGGGTCAATCAGTGTCGTGAGCTGACCCGCAATGTATCCATTGCCTTCTGGACCGGACACATTGCACTCTGCTGCAGCAGTGATAACAACATCACCAATCGGGACAGATACCGCCTCTTTGGTAGAAAAATATATGGTCCCGTCTCCCTCAGTCGGACCAATACGGGTCCCTGCGGGGATAATCTGGACATTCGTCAGTGGAGTGGACAACGTGAACTGGATTAGGGTAATGGCATAATCGGCACCCAAACGCGGTGTTTCCACGAAGGCTCCCAAATGATCCAGTACAGCGCCGCGTGCATAACGGAGTAGTTGCCCCTTAGCGACCTGATTCAGCTTAACTTCTTGCTGTAGCATCTTGTATGCTATTGCATCAATGAAAATACGTAGCGGATCGGCTGGGGCAAGCTGCCTCTTTGCGATTGATTCATACAGCGTAATAAGCGAATCCTGCATTGCCTTAACATCCGCTTGGACAAAATCAATATCCGGTAGTTCAGCCAGTGTAGTCATCTGCACCCACCTCCTGTTCCTCGAAGTAAATGACCGGGATTAGCCGTCCGTTGTCGGGGTCGTCCTGCGGATTTACAAATTGGATCTCCTGAATTAAAATCCTTGGTTCATACTCTCCAACCAGCTCATAGATTTGCGACGTGATAAGTGCCTTGGAGACCTCTGTCGGTTCGTCCAAAGCGGACGGATCAAACCCAAATTGTCGATTTAAAACAACCGATCCGCGCCATGATGTAAGCAAAGTAAACAGGTTTTGTCGCAATTCTATCTCTCGTGAAGCCGGGGCAAAGTCGATTGGATGGGTACCGGATAACGTAAGATTGTACTCGCTCATTTAACGTACTCCTTTAGCGTAATGTTAATGGTCCCAGCTAACAGGTTCCCCCGGTTGTCCACGTAACTCCAAGCCTGCTCAAGCCCTGTTATAACCCACAGACCAACGCCCAACTTTTTACCGCCGATTGTCAGCGCTCCAGCCTTCCCCTTTCGATCCCACTCCACTAACTTTTCCATTTCCTTGCGGGGATTCGTACCATGCCAAGCAGCAAAATACATCGTGAATGTCACGGTGTCTAAGCCAGGGCCAAGAAACTGAGATTTAGGTTTCCTGAGCATAATTTCATGGTCCGCCCATCGGCTGGCACTGGACCGGGTAAGCTCACGGAATGTGCGTATCACCTTGGGGGTGACGACAAAAGGAATATTCCCGTAACTGCCTATTTTAGCCGCCATAATCAACCCCCTCCAATCTCCTGATTAAGTACATCCAACTTGCCTACAACCGTCACATTGCTGTTCATACGAACCTTAGGGGCATCAACATTAAATGATTTGCCGTTTATTTGAACGGTATCGGCGTTGACGCTCACCGCCTTTGCCTGAATAGTCACGGATTCCCCATTTATTTGAACAGACTCCGCTTTAATGCTTACGGCCTTCGCTTGTACGTTCACAGCTCCGACCGCATTGATCTCTATGGAGCCTGTATTTTTATCAAAATACACGTAGCTGCCATCCTCGAAGTAGATACCACGTTGCGATTGATCCGCAGGCATATCATAGCTGCCATCATATATTGCTCCAAGACAGAAACCATCTGTCCGCCCGCCACCACGGAAGACACACAGTACATTGTCGCCAGGCTCAGGCATCGCGTTTGATAGCCCCCAACCAGTCCCGGTTGTTAGAAGCGGCAGTTCCGGGGAAACCATGTCGGACATGTCTGGAAAGACTACCCGGACCATTCCCGTGTCGGTATCAACGCTGGAGACAACCCCGATCCTTACTAATTCATCTGCAGCCATGCTACCACCCCAATACCTTTCTAATTTCCACATTAGTCGTATAGCCAGAGCTGCCGACCGCATGAGTGGCAGAAACGATAATGTACTTACCGTCAAACCTGCCAAACCCTTTTATAGTGATGGTCATCCCAGCAGCAAGGCCCACATTCCCCATGAGAGACAAAGTAGCTTTACCAGCCTCTTTATTCTTTTCGCGCAGGCTCTTACGGGCCGCGTTTAGGGCTTCTGCCTGTGAACCCACACTCTGAGACACCTTTAGTGTGGGCCCATCTATTGGGGCGCCTGGCGGACGATAAATCACCTTTATCGACTTGGGCTGCTCCGATTTTTCTTTTTTCTTTTTCGAATCCTTAGAAGTAGATCCATCTGTAGTTGTAGCAGCCTTGGTTTTATCCTTATCGTCTTTTTTCTTAGACGACTTCTTTTTGGCTGCTGCTGGCTGATAACTGACCTCACAGCCTGCATATGCCACGTCTTGAGTAGTGAATGAAAAACCGTAGCTGATAATGTCTGACACGCCGCGTTCTATGGTCAGCGCTGGCGGTTTTTGCTCATAAACGTATTCGTCAAAAAGGACAAGCTTTTTGCCCGTTACCTTTAAAGCGATGCCTTCCTGTTTACACAGATCATTGAGGAACGCCAAATCTGACACATCCGTCTGATCCTGGCGGTCATACTTCGGGTTCCCATGAGCCTCGTACATCAACATGAAACCCGCACGCTTGGCGATTTCAGCAGCAATAGACTTGAGCGTCACAGACTCCCAAGCCTTCGTTTTCTTTTCCTGACGTACGTTTGTGGTAACGGGAAGAGACACCGCTTTTATGCTGACCGTATCAGGTGGACCAGCGAAGTCAATTGAATCGACCTCAAACGTGCCACAATTAAGCCGCTTAATTTCCCCTGGCTTATCCCACCCGATCGTCTTTATATAGGCAACTATCCTATCTCCCGCGCTGGGCGACCAAGGACCGGACCATTTTCGCGCCTTATCCTCCAGGTTTATTTGCAAATCGTCCAACGTGCCCGGCTCCGCATCGGTATAAGTAAAATCCAATAAGTAATCAGACAACTCTTTGGTGATGTCCTTGCCGTTGTAGTTAACAACAACCTGGGCACGTCTTGCGTTAATGATATCGTCCATGCTCACACCTTCCACGGAGGCAAGTCAGAGGCGGTTTCTTCAACCACAGAAACGTCCGGCAGTTGCAGAACTGTCCCGGCAGAAAAAACAGAAACGTCGATGTAGTCCAAATTAAGGTTCATAATCTGGATCATCAACGCTTCATCACCAAACACTTTATAGGCAATCATGTCCCAGGTATCGCCCTGGATCGTGATATATTTCGTCATAGGCTTGTCCTCGCATCTTGCCGTTTCATTTGCTTATACTGCTGACGGAAAGAAGGTTCTGCAGCTTTAACCGCCTGCGTCACTACCTCTTTATCCGCGTTCCCTTGGATCACAATATTAAAGTTAAGATTCAGATTGTCACCGTTGCCGCCCGGGTTGTAGCCCATGAGTCTATTGGTTTTTTCCAAGAGGTTCATAGAACGCGGTTTGTTGTTGATTGGAATGGCGGCTTCCCAGCCAGCCTCACCCATGATTGACGGACGGTTGGTAATATCTCCATCTGCAAGCATAGGCAAATGTGGTATGTCCATGCCGCCTATCGTCTTACCACCTAGGGCATCTGGCATTGTAAAACTAAATCCATTTATTTTATCAATAGATGAATTTATTACTCCGATTACATTGTTGAATGCAGCTTTAATTGCACCTGTGATACCTTCCCAAATTCCAACTACAATTTGCTTGATACCTTCCCACGCCAAAGACCAGTTTCCAGTAAACACGCCTGTTAAAAAATCTATAACCCCTCCAAGCATATCAATAATTCCTCCGATAATCGGTTTGAGAATATTAATTGCACCTGTGACAACTGTAGTGATAACAGGCCATGCCCATTTGAATATACCCACAAGGGCATTTATGGTTGGCGCAATGCTCCTTTCGTATATCGCCATAATCAAGCCGCCCAGTTTACCAAACAACGCTCCGATCTTAGGAAGCCATGCAGCCAATACCGAACTGACTTGCGGCAACAAGGTCTTCGTCAAATACCCAAAGACTGACGTAAAAACAGGACCGAGTTTACCAGTCACAGAAGCTGCTAATTTAGCGACCAATGGAATTATGGCATTGAAAGCTTGTTTGCCGACCTTCATAAGTGGAGCAAGCAAGGATGTTACGGAATGCAGTGCAGGTCCTATTCCAGTGACAATAGATTCTATTACAGGTGTTAAGGATTTTCGCAGGCTATTCACAGATGTTAATATACTTCCAAAATCCATACCGCTACCAAAAGTAAATGCTTCTTTGAAGTAATCTAGCAAGTCCCCGATAATCGGCTTAAGACTAACCTTGAATTCTGCGAATTTATCTTTCATAGATGATAGCGATTTTCCAATTTCATCAGCTAATGCGTTTGCCTGTTTGGAGTCCATGCCTAGCGCTTTTGCGTAATTTATGGTTACGCCTTTCATCTCACCATCAAATCCGTTTTGGAATAGCCACGCGACATTCCCACCGAATTCAGTGATTCCTTTAAGAGCTTTTTCGCCACGACCATAGATATCCTTCACATTGTCAGCAAGAACATTGGCCTGTTTATCGTTCATGCCGAACATTTTGCCGTAATTGACAACAACACCATGCATCTCACCGTCAAAACCGTTTTCAAATAACCATTGTATATTCTCAGCGACTTCGCCAATTTGCTTACCAATTCCACTGAAAAATTTACCGATTTTAGGTCCAGCGACATTGAACCAGTTACTAAACTTATTGAACGCTGGTAGCAGCATATCCGGAACGGGAATAATCAGAGATGTGAGCAGTTGGCGACCGATCCCCTTGAAGGCATCGCCCATGCTGCTATATTTTATTTTCGCCATTTCATCAATCGTGTTTTTCGTCTTGTCAAACTGTTTTTTAACATTGCCATAAGACTTGATTACGCGAGCTTCCAAATCTTCGGCTTGGGTACCAAACAACTGCACAGAAACAGCATTCTTCAAAACCGGGTCCTTCACAGCTTCGATAGCTTTCGCAGTTTTCAAGAATGCTTGCTGTGCTGTCTTCCCGCCTTTGGCGAATGCTGCTGTCATTTCTTTACCGCCGAGCCCGATGGATTTATAGGCTTCTAGCGAGCTTTTGGAACCATCTTTAGTACGGATACCAAATTCTTTAATTCCATCCCCGACTTTATCAAGGTTAAATGCCCCGGCATCCAGACCTGCAGAAAAAATATCAAACATACCCTCTGCGCTGAATCCCAATTTTGCAAAGTAGGCCGAATACTCATTGGCGCTGTCCAGTAATTCGCCAGACTTGTCCAGTCCCTTCTGTGCGCCCTGTGCAAGCAGGTTATACGCCTGCTCCGATGTGATACCAAAGTTTTTCATCATGGTATCAACGGTTTTGATAGATTCATCGACGTCCAGATTTTCGAAGGTGTCTCGAAGGACAATCGCGCCTCGCGCTGATTTTTCAAGCTCTGGACCGGTCTGTTTCAGGACATTTTTAGCCTTACCAACAACAAGCGCTAGATCGTTCCAATCCTCACCTAGCTTTTGATTGTACAGATTCTTGGCAATGTCTTTCATGCCCTTCATCTGGGCCTCTGTCTGCCCTGTGCTGGCCTGAATTTGAAGCATGGCCTTCTGGTATTCGTCCGCATATTTAAACGCAAAAAAGCCGCCCGCAGCCACGGCAGCTCCCGCCATCATCCCAGCTCCACCAGCGGCAAGTAACGCTCCGCCGCCTCCTGAATCATCTCCGCCAGATCCACCGCCACCACCGCCCGAAGGACCATGAATACGTTGGATTTCTCTCATCCGCTTCTCTAATTCTTTAATCTGCCTTACATACGCTTCGATATCATTACCGAACTGATTTGAAGGCATGCGAATGCGGGCTATGTCCGCAAGAAGCTTCTTCATTTCTCGCAGATCAGGAATGACAATTTTTAATTCGCTAATCATATTTTGAAAAACGTCTTTCGGGCCGTTTATGCGCTTGATATCTTTGAATTCATTCTCCAGTTTCTTCAAATCTTCCCTAATGTCTTTTACGATATCTCCAGTAATCCGCATAGACTGAATGACACGGATTTGCGCTTCAACCGCTTTAGCAGCCGCCATCATCGGTTCGAATACTTTCGCGCCGATCCTCAAATGACCAAGAGCCTTGAGCTTGTGTTCAAGACCCTGAACATTAACCTCCAGCGCACGGGTTATGTCTCCCGACAAACGCATGGACTGGAGCCGTGTAAGCTCCGTCTTCACGTCCCTGATATCATCTTTGAGGGGCTTAAAGACGTTTTCCCCGACCCGGTTTGCATTAACACTTTGCAGCTTAGTATTTAACTGCCCAATTTCTTGTTGTAAGTTGGTGATCGCTCCGGTCGGCATCTGGATATTTTTCAGTTCTTTAAAGCTGTTCTCAAGACCGTTCACTTTTTGAATCGCCTTATCAAACGCACCAAAGAAGCTCTGGTCCAAATTAGCCGCGAGCTTCATCGCCACATCATATTCGCGTCCCACTGTATCACCGCCCTTTCTTTCGGGCCTTTTCAGCTTCCTCTAGTGCCTTTTCTTTTTTTACTGCATAAGCAGAAAAAGCGTCCTGCCATTTAGACAGGTCGCTTATCGGTTGATCCAGCCAAAAATCAATGCTGTTTCTGGTTTCTATTGATAAAGTCAGTACAATTTCCCGGATATCAGATGCAACATCTTCACTTGCATCTATAGCAGCAAAAAATTCTGAGCCATAACAGTCACTTTAGAAAAATAGTTGGCCGGAAGTTCGAGAATCAACTCCATCGGAACACCTGCAGCCTCAGCACATACAGCAGCTTGCAATTCCATACTAATTGCCTTGACGGGGGTTTTCATATCATTAAGGTCCAGTCTTTTAGTAAGTGCAATCAACTTACGACCATTGATTTTATTAAAATCAAATTTCAATTCCGTATATTTTTCGCCTTCAAAGTCCCAAGGTTTATCAAATTTAAGCGTATATTGTGATGGGTCCTCTACTACTGCTTCCACTGTTGATTTTGTCTCTTTTGTTGTATCTACTGTCATGTTATATCCCTCCATAATTTAATCCGGGCAAACGCCCGGAAATGATTAATTCCCAAGCGCCTGACGGATCTTCGCATAGTAATCGACACCGTTGATAACACAGACTGAGTTGTATTTATCAATCTCCACCTTGACCGCTCCATTAAGAGTGATCTTGATATAGGTCACTTCAAATTCCACAGAATTGTCGGACGTCGCTCCTGGTTCCAAGCTGCCCAAAGACATTGTTTTGGGATTACCACGAAAGGATACCTTGTACGGCACAACATCCAACTGCCCGGTTAAACGGTTCTGAATCTGGATAGCTGCCCGCAAATCTATAGCGTGGATCTCTTGAGCAAAAAGGGAATAATAACTTTCTTCATGAGTTCGGAAATTAAGCGTAGTGGACATAGCGTCAAACTGTGCCATAGTTGGAGTATTGACAGTACCGTTAATGCCTCCACCCGTCACATCCTCTGCCAGCAATGTGATCTCTGGAAGGTCTACGGTTGTAGTCCCTAAATACTCCGAACCATTACGGTATGCCTCGTACTGAATCGTGCGTTGACTGATCTGCTCTTTAGCCAATGTTCAAACCTCCTTTAAGCTGCGAATAACGATGCAAAGTAAGAAGCATCGTATTCCAGTACAAAATCAATATCCTGACCCGGAGACGGCGGCGTGATGTACACATGAAATTTCATTTTGCCATCAATCAGATTTTCTATTGGGTTTTCCGAAGCGTTAAATTCAACACGTCCACCCAGCAAGTAACCAGCAGCTACCAGACCATTGATCCAGACGTTCACTGAATCCGTTATAGCCTCGATCATTTTCTTGTTGGTTGGATCATCGAGATACTTCCAATAGGTGAGCGTGAGAGTGTTACCGATCCAATTGAACATACGGCGTACCGGGATAAAGCTAGATTGCGGGTCTTTGGCATCCGGGTAAACTCCTGTCCGGTTGCCCCACACTACAAACCCTTCGACAAAATTGAGTGCTGTTACGATCCCTTGCGCATTAAGATACTGTGCTTGCTGTGGACCAAGTAAAAAATCACGATCATCCAACGCGGTGCCATCTATATTGGCCGCAGTATTGGACGGTGATGTAGACGGGATACCCTGATTTTCAACGTCTGATTTGACCGTCGCCGCTGCCACAACCGTAGACATGTGATACTTCAAACCGTCCTTGGTAGCTAGCGGATAGGTGTTAATCTGTTGTGGGTCCGTATAAGCATTGTCCTTCTTCCACTTTGCAATCTCGGTATATACAACGTTGGATGGCATGTCAGTCAGCGCAGTTGCTTTAAAGTGCCCACCATTCAAGGAATTGGCTTTTGCGACCATAATTGCACCGATCACGGGGTTTTGTGAGAATCCGGGCGCAGCAATTAGGCCGGGGACAATTCGGAACAGTGGGAAAATTTGATCCAGCAATTCGAGCCCTGTAGCAATGCCAGTATCTACATCCATACCGCCGATAATATCCGCAGGGGTGACTTTGCTTTGGTCCAGTTTGCTGTAACCAACTTTGACCTTTGCACCAGATGCCAGCGCGCCGGAAGCGATACGAGATACCACCAAATGCCCAGCATCGTTAAAGGAAAGAGCGTAATCGGTGCCTAGTATATATGTGGTCGCACCATCATCGGATGTGATCAGCACAGACGTTTTAATGATCCCTTGTACCGCAACCGTCAGCGTGCCGTTTACCAATGTAAAAGGCGTGGCTGCGACTGCGCTTGCGTGCTTCACAGGGTCCAGTACGTTAATGAAGACTACGGGAGATTGCTTGGCAATCTTGAAATGGAAATACATGAACTCGGAAAGGGTAAATGATTCCCAGTCGTCCGAAAAACCGAAAGATGCTTTAGCGTCATCCCAGGACTTGCATAAAATCGGTTTGTTAACCGGAACGGTATTCAATGTACTGAGGTTAATCGGAGCCGTACCGAATACTACGGGCAAAGTGATATTAACCGACACCGGAGTAATTACCGAAGCTGGCTGCTCGGTAACGAAAATGCCATGACGTTCTGTCAATTTAGATTCCTCCTTTTTGGATCGCTGACACCACGATGGCAAAAGCGATATTTTGATTTGTTCCAGGCTCCCTAAGCGCCACATTTGCCGTTGAAAGCTCAGCAACCGGTACAAACAAATCGCGGATTTCCGGCACCTTTTCAGCCAAATCGTTCAAGTACCCAGGAAAGCCGCCCAGTGAAATAAAATACTTTGCTAGTCGCCCACCCGGCAGATTAGGACCAATGTAAATAAGTTGCTCCCGTTCGGCTGCTTGGGATGGCTGAACCGGAATTACAGGCGAAACGTCTTTCTTATCTTTTACAGGCGACTTTTCCACCTGTTTAACGTCTTGAGTTTCTATTTTTTCAGTAGTCAATCTGAGCACCCTCTCTTATTGCAGGAATGATCCAACTCATGTCCACATAGCCGTAAAAGTAAGGGTACATGTCTTCTTCATCGAATAGGGAACATGTGAGTTGGGGTTCCAAAATAAATTGCTTGTCCAACGTTCGGTTGGAAAGAAAGTGCTGTCTGATACGCTGTGTGATATTAAGGACGGTATCTTCACCTCGCATATCCAGCCCTTCATCAATGATTCCAACGCTCAACATAATGGCGCACGTTGAATTCTCAGTGTCCGAAACATCGACAATATCGCCAATACGTACAAGGATGTACGGGTAATGATCGTCATCATCTTCTTGGCTTTTTGCAGGCAGGTTTTGCGCATAAATGTTTAGTTTGGACAACTCACCACGTGCATTCAGATATGTGGAGTCAGCAAAAAGACGCTCCAGTTCTTTGACCAAAGCGTCTCTCAGCATAAATGGGGTCATGGTTTCAACTCCCTATCCAGTTCGTGCATAATACGTTCTTCGAAGGTTTCTCGGGCTTTTTGTTCAACAGGAGTACGCACCTTTTGTTGATTGAACATTTCTGGAGCTGGAGGACCATACAGACGACGAATAGGCAGCCTCTTCTTTCCTTCACGAACGAAGATTTTAACCCCGTTCTTATCCGCCACAAACGCGCCCTTGATCCCCTTTACCGCTCCCCCTTTTTTAACAGCCGCCTTCAAAACTTTAGGCCGCTTTCCCGTTGCTCGTTTCGGATTGAACTTATATTTATCCAGTCCAGTTCCCCGGCTGGTCGAACGCACCACGCTTGAAGTAGATGAAGCGCTGGCCTTTGTGGTTGACAATGTTTTGTTTACATCGCCTGATTTGATCACATATTCCTTAGCGATTTCCTTTTTTACATTGGTCCGTGCATTAGAAGCAACACGGTTCATCGCTCGGGACACAGCCGTTTTAGCTTGAGTTTTGACCCTCTCATAGCGTTTCTTCATCACCGCAAGCTCTTTGGCATCGACGCGAATCATGATCCTTTACGTCCCAACGTAATAGTAACCATATTTTCATCATCTTGGATATCTGTCACCGTATAGGTACGTTCGTCGAATCTGATTTTACTCTGCAGCACAGGCAACCTGCCAAAGTTCAGCAGGAAGTCGGCACGCTGGGCATAAAACAAAAGATCGGCATCGTATACGCCATCTGTTGGATTCGAGGCGCTACTTTTCCGATCTCTCAGTTCATCATCATCTACAATAACCAACATTCTGACAGGCGGTTCAGGTGTGGCAGGCAGTCCGTTTTTCGGCGGACTCATAAAAGATATTTCATGCCAGTCGGCAAACTCACGTTCATTCAAGAAAACGGACTTCACATCCCGCTCGATCTGATCCTTAAAACTGAACGGTTTTATCAATTCAGTTTGAATATCACTCATGCGTGCCTCCTAAACCCTTATTCCGCAGGCTTGGCGGGATTCTTCTTGTCATCCTCTACCATTCCAAGATCAATCAGTCGTTGAATTGCCTCTTTGCCAATACTAGCAGGGACCTCTTCACCAATTTTGTAATTCTTATCGTTGTGACGGATATTCCACGTTGCAATATATGCCATCTCTGTTTTCCTCCTTTTTAGTTAAGAACCTTAGCTACATACCATCCGTCCACATTTTGCGGAACGACGATAGGACGGGCCAACATTTGCAAGTAACGAGCTGCAGGTTCTTTAGTAGTCCATGATTGCGGCGTTACCTTTGCCTTGACATACTGGAACTGACCGTCATCCCCCATGATCAAGTTAGCTCCATAGTTAAACTCAAACGGTTTTCCGTCTGGCAGTAACGCAAGTGTTCCAGCAGGAATGTAATCCTGCTCTTTACCTTCTTCGTCGGTGTATGAATTGGTGTAGGACCAGATATGAATAGCAGCCTGACGCAAATAACCATGATATACAACGCCCTCTGGCAGAATGTCTTGGTTCAAATTACCGACATCAAGGGTTTCTTTTTCTGCTTTGATCATTGCAAGCAAAGTAGGATGACTAGTAATTGCAGATCCAACTTCAAAAGTGGTCAACACCCTACGCATGGTCAAGCCACTTTTTCGCATGACCTTCATTTTCTTCTCTGTGAGATAAGCAACAACATCAAAAGTTGGGTCCGAGAAGTCTTTTCCTGAAAGAACTTCCTTGTTGGTAAAATCCCAATCCAATTCCTGATTCACACCTTCACCGATTTGCGTTGTCTTGCCCGTAAACATGGTTTCGGACAACTGTTGAATCTTTCGGCGGTCGATTGTGCTTAACAATTCAGCCGTGTCTTCGATCAGGAGTTTCTGCGCCCGAACATCCGGAGAATCCGGGTTATACAAAGTCTCTCCAGCACGCCTTACTTTAAGATCGTTCCGAGTGATGACACGCATAGGTTTAACTAGCGCAGGCTTGTACTGTTTGGCTGTAAATCCAGTGCGCAGTACAACCTTACCTGGCATCAATTCATTGACATAAGGAGCCAGCGGACGGTGACCTTTTTTAGTCTGGATCTCAATTTCATCGGAGTCGAACGTTTCCCCTTCGGATGCATATGTGTCCAGTAGGTAATAAGAATCCTGTGGAAATGATTCGACTACACGGAATAACTGCGGAAATGCGTAAATATCTTTTGCCATAATGTATTAATCCTCCCTATTTAACTACTCGTTTTGTGATAAGACCGATGTTGCGCATTGCTACTTCGTGCTTTTCAACCTTGTCATTGCCGCCGAACTTGAGCGCATCACGGTTAAACTCACCGGATGTGTAAGCCACGGCCCGAGCATCCTTGGTTGTAGCGTCGACCTCTTCGTCTGCCAAGATGCAGTATGGATTCTCAATACCGCCCGTCTTACTCGAATCTACTGGCACAGTGATGGGTGTTCCTGCGTAAAGATCTGTTTCAGCGAGTTGGCTTTCTCTGCCCAAGACAGTTCCACGTTTAACCACTCCAGCCCCCGCTTTGACGATAATTGCAATGACTGTTTTCGGTTCGACTCCACCTGCGTACAGATTGTCATATGGTTGGCTTTCATAAGCTGACATTATTTACGACCTCCCTTTTTGTTTTGGAGCTGTTTTGCATATTCAATCATGTTATTTACGGCTTGTTCATTCTCAGCGTCATCATTTGATGCACCGACAGTGATTACAGGCGCTTCTGGGGATACATTTTTCACACCGCTGTCGTCCGAATCTTGTTGACGTTGTGTCCCTTCTTGGTTCACACGACTGATAGACGCCTGAACAATTTTCATAGCCACATCACCGGCGGTTTCGCCATTTGCGATGGCATCTTTAATAAAAGGCTTTGCTCCGGGCGCATCCTCCATATTTGTCAGTGCGGTAATACGGCTGCGTTCGGTTGTAGTAGCTAGATTGACCACCTCGTTGTACAAGTCTGGGTGTTCGTTTTTCAGTTGGTTTAAATCCATTGGTTTGTTTTCCCCTTTCATAGAGTTGATCTGATTTTTTAGTCCCTCGAATGTGTCTCCGGCTTGCGGAGTACCGCCTTTATTTGTGTTAACAGCAGCTACAGGCTGTTTGGCTGTCGAAGCAAATTGCAGATTTGGGATGCTTTGCAAGGGGGTTATCCTTTCCAGTCCGCTGTCGCCAAGCGCTGGAGGCTGATTTGTGAATCCTCCGCTTTTAAGAAGCTCGTTGCGGACCTTGTTTATGACCGCCTCAGGCAAAACTCCATCACTGCCGAGCATATCAAAAGCGCTGTTGGTAACTTCTGTGGCGCCTTCACTGAACATTATTTCGTCCGCAAATCCAAGTTCGACAGCCTTCTGAGCATTCATCCAAGTTGTAACGTTCATGAGATCAAGTAGTTCGTCCCTTGTCTTGCCTGTTCGGAGTGAATAAGCATTGGTGATTGCCTCGTCCGTGCTTTTCAGCAGGGCAGAAGAGCGGTCATGGGCATTCTTGTCGCCATCCGTACCCGTTGCAGCGTTGTGAATCATGATCTGCCCCGGCGGCGATATCTTGATAACGTCAGCACCCATGAGCATAACCGAGGCAGCAGAAGCCGCTACACCCGTTACTTTCGCCGTGATCTTCCCGGGGTAATCTTTGAGTAAAGTGTAAATCTCAGCACCATCAAAGGCGGAACCGCCAAGAGAATTTACGTACAATTCGATCTCGTCTCCGTTTGCTGCATCAAGTTCCTTGGATATCATCCCTGGACTCACAGCCGGAATACCAAACCATTGATAAACCCATGCGTTTGCATCCCCGATTATCGGCCCGTTAGCCTTGATCTTCTTTGGCATTTGTGTTTTCACCCCCTTCCTCATCGTCGTTGTCTTCATCGCCCTCATCAGACGGTTCAGAAGGCGTAACCGGAGCTGGTGCAGTTCCTTCGGTCAGTCCCAGTTCCTTTAGTCGTGCTTTCTCATACGCACGCTGTTGAATGTTTTGTTCCCATGATCCGCCGTTCAGCTCGACCGTTTCCTTTGTGGCTGTACTTAAATTGTTCTCAATCCGGGTAACAGCAGCGCCTACTTCCTTGGTTGGATCAAGTAACCCCTGACTTGGTCCATGCCATTCAGCCCGTGTGTAGGCAGCAAAAATAGCCGGGTCATCAAAGATGCCAGGCGCGTTTATTCTACCTTTGGTTACAGCCTCAACAAACCATTCTTCATAAATAGGCTGGCAAAGCGTTTTAGCCAGCCAGGAACGGCGCATGCGGTACATTTTCCAAGCTTCCAATAGTGCTCCACGGCTCGCTGAGTACGAAGATGTGAATTGCTTGGTCAGTATTTCATATGGCAGTTCAAGAGCTGCTGCAATCTGTTTCAGCAGCGCCCTGACGAAAGCCTCGTAGTTCGGATTCGGCCTTGATGGGTCAGCGAACTGAACGTCCTCACCAGGGTCCAGATAAACAATTGCACCGCGACCCATTTTTATATTGTCGCCGCCTGTTCCCGGTATAGGTTCTTGATACTGATTGTCAGTTTCCGGTTCATTCATACCATACGGATCTTGCCCATCGTCTCCTGGAGTTTTTACAAACACGGTGTACATTGACGTTATAACAGCAGCCATCAATTCCGCCTCTGTATACTGATTGAGGAGTTTTAAAGATTCAATAATAGGCGCAATAATCGGTATGCCCCTGCGTTGTCCCGGTCGCTCCGCTTCAAAAAGATGGATTACATTCAATCGCCCCGTCTGCTTGCCGTACTTCTCAACCCGGACCCAATCTCTCTCCCCAGTCAGATCAAACTTGCTACTGCCCGGATGTCGGTTGCTGAAATGGTACGCAACCACCATACCGTCTGCATCAACCTCAACGCCAGATTGGACCAGATCCATATTTTCCAGTTGCACATTAAAGGGCGTATCACAGCGGTCAGCCTCCACAAGATTGATACGTAAGTCATAGACCGCATGATCTCTCGGCAGCATTGGCAACAAAGCGAATACGTCCCCGCTCATGAGGGTTGACAAGAAAGCTAAGGCTTGTAACTCGTAAAAATCATTGAGCCCTGCCGCATCGCATTTGCTTGTTTCAGCCCATAATGCCCATTCCCTGTGTATGCTCGCCCTCAAGTCTTCGCTTTCCTGATCGCTGAGGTTTAGGAATTTGGAATCAAAGGCTGGGTTGAGGCGTAAGCCAGTACCCACGATGTTCGTTCGCAAACCCTTGTGAGCTGCTGCAACAACGTCAGATCCCATGTGCAAATCTCTTGCCCGTGCCCTAAGCTCGTTAATATTCTCATGAATATCTGCATCAGCATCACCAACTGGCGTTTGCCACATGACCATAGACGATTTTGTACGGCTGGCTCCATGCCTGCCATATCCTTTACCGCCAAATGACTCTTTGTAGCTATTAATAACTGCCTGAGCTGCTTCATGCCTTGCAACATCCAGGCGGGACGCTTCTCTTTTAGCCGCAATTCCCGGAGCCACAAAGTTTAGAGTCTTGTCCAGCCAGTTCATCGGTCAAACGGGGTGATACCTCTTACTTTGCTTCTCCGTCTCACTCCCGGATTTTCCAAGTCGTCAACGATGCGACCATAATATCTCTTGCGCTCCAGTACCACATTCATGTCTGTCCGTGTCATAGACCGACCAGCGATGGTGTATGATTTCCCTGTAGCGAGTGCCGCCTCAGCGTCACACCAAAGCTTGTACATCATTTGAGCCTCGGCTAAAGTCATTTTTGGCATATCCCCTGTTCACCTCCTTCACATAATTTACAAGCTGCTAGAAACATTCCTTTTCTTCTTCCGCTGTTGTGGTCTTACCGGACCAGTAACCACGCTTCCTGGCTCAGGTAACGGCAGGTCAAAGTTCGGATTCATCATTTCAATTGCGGCACGGTTATAAACTGCAAGGTCAAGGGCTTCATTCCGCGCCCTGGTCTGCACCCAAACAGTATAAGGAATCCCATTTTTATAACGGGTTACTAATTGTTCCGCCGTAAGTTGCTTAAAATATTCCTCGTCGTATACGAATGGGTCAGGGTTATCTGGATTCGGAAGTGGAAACCGACATGACCCAGGCTTTCCAGGTTCGATTGTAAGCGACGAAAACACCTTAGCTTTACCTTCGGCTACCCCAAGCCGGATAACCGTAGCACGGTGGACGTTGTTGTCTGTGGTGCCGTTTAAAAGCGGGGTGTGTGTACCGTCACCGCTGTCCTCACCTTTAATTGCATATATTCCGCGTGACGCACGAGGTTTGCACCACTTGTAAACCTCGCGAGTGAAGTGTCCGCCTGAGTCCATCAATGTTCGACGAATGCGAAACTTCCTGCCCGCTGCGTCCTGCCATGTCCTGGACAAAAATTCGTCCAGATCATCCCAAACATCCTGCAATTTCAGGTCACCATATACCCGGTGATACTGTATTCTCCAGCTAGAATAATCTTTTCCCCAGCCAATGACGTCAATTTCGAACCGATTATCCTGGGTATCCACCGCCGCAGTGAGGAATTTCACGCCCTCTGGAACCCGATGCATGTACATTTCACGGCGATTCAGGAGCAATTCATGTTCTACCTTCTCGCCTTCTTCCTCCCATGACTCCGCCATAACGGTGTTGAAGAAGGTTTTAAGAAGCGCTGGGCCGCCACGTTTGGCAGCCTTGAATTCATTGACAGCATCTTTCCAGGTGTAATTTATCGTTGCTGCAAGGCTACTCAGCTTAAACCCGCGAGTTTTGGAGTGTTCCTTTCCAGCAACCCAAACCACTCGCTTGGCATAATCCTTTTTCCATTCATGTTCACCATGCAGCGCACCACAATGCTTGCACACATGATCGACCCGTGTACAAGCCCGCATTTCTTCGTCGTAGTCGAAGTCTATCTGCCTCCATGTTAAGGGCTGCAGTTCATCACAGGACGGACAAGGGAAGTGTAATTCTTCCTGTGTGCTGTCCTCGTAAAGAGCCTCGATACGGGAAGCACCTTTGATGGTCGGAGTGGATACCCACACCATTTTTTTGTTGTAAAACGTCTTTGTACGAGCAGTAACGAGTGATACAGGGTCACCCTCTTTACCCGCTGATACCGGGAAACGGTCGATTTCATCCCCAATAACCACCCTGATCGGCTTGGATGCCAAAGAAGCAGGCGAATTAGCTCCTGCAATGTTGATCCGTCCACCTGGGAATGTCTTATACAAAATGGTATTACGACTATCCCGGCTTTTGTCTTTAACCACCAGCGGTGATAATTGCGGAGAATCCCGGTACATCGGGGTCAAACGGTCATTAGAAAAGTCACGTGCAACCATCAAATCCGGCTGTATAACCATGATTGGTGCTGGGTCATGCCCAGTAAAATACCCAATCGTGTTAAGCTGCAGGTCCGTTTTGCCAAGCTGTGAGGCCCACATAAGCACAACCGACTCAACATTTCTGTCGGATATGGCTTCCATGGGAATCTTTTGATAAGGTGCCCGCTCTGTTTTCCATGGACCAGGTTCAGCCGAAGCTTCTGGAGACAATACCCTGTGTCTGTCAGCCCATTCAGATACACTGATTGGCTCAGGAGGTGCGACAAGGCTTAAAGTGTCAGCAAGCAGGCGGAATGTCCTTTTACGTTGCGCATTCATGACTCATCATCTGCCATTGGATCATATTTAGACAGCAGGTTTAGAGCCTCGTTAATACGATCTTCCAGCAAAACCCGAATTGCCTTTTCGTCGCTCAGATACGCCAGTTGATTTGCCAGTTTAGGAGGCAGGCCAGTTAATCTCTCGCGGAAATTTACCAGCAGCGTCCCCCATGCGTCTTGCACATCAGCTGTAGTGTGTAAATTCTTTCGCTTTTCCTCCAGTTCCAACATGGCAATTTCCTTTTTAATCTGCTCATGCTGTGCCTTTTCGTCTGCAAAACTAATCTTGCCCTCCTCGGTTGCCCCAGTCACATGCCGGATGTATGCCTGTACGGATTCAGCAAGGTCGTATTTCCCCCGACTTACCTGTGTAAGCACACCGTCACGGGTTAATTGCCCGATCCATTGCTTGGTTTTGCCCACAATAGCTGCAAATTCACTGGTTCCGACAATGCCCTCCGGCCTGTTCTCTCCTTTCCCCATATCTGACCACCTACTTTCCATTTATTCATCAAAATCAGGACACGCTATCAGACGCATTTTAAGCCCCTTTTTAGCGGCGCATTAATAGAAGGGATAAATTATACATACACAATATAAAAAGCCCTCAGCAGGGATTATACGAAGCCTGCGGGGCTAAAAAAGGAAAGTGTTTTTCGAATTCAAAATCTACGCGTTTTTCGGGCTCATGCGCACCCGTACCTATTTTTAAGCTCCAGAAGGACCCGTTTTCCTCTCAGCCGACCGAATTAACTCGATATTTTTAATCACTTCGGGTGCAGCAGCTTTCATCAGTTCAATTGCCTGCTCAATAGTAAAGCCTCGATCAAGCAGACAGGTACACATCTCTGTCATAGCATCAGCAAACTTCGCTGGTAGAAACTCAACTGTTCGATTCACGCGCGCGCCTCCTTCTTTTATTCTTTAATCTTTAAGACCTTGGTATAAAGGGTCTGCTATCCATGCTCTGTATCCTTAGTTACAATCCTGCTATATGGAACTATGCTGACATATACTCCTGCTTCACGTAAACGTCTGCTCCTTTCCTCTGCTCTATCCAGCTCTGCGTTCTGTTCCTGACAGATCTGTTCCCATTCATCCAATGTTCGTAATGTCTTCTTCTCGATATCAATACCACGTAATCTATCAATCAGGTTTAAACGGATATCCACTCTATCCTGTTGATTCACTCCTGGTATGTAGATATCAATAACTGCTGTGCTGTCTCCTGTTATCCTTACTCCTTTGATATGCCATCTGAATATGTTGGGATGTGTGGTCATGATCTTCCTCCTATCTGTTTTATGTATAAACAACAAATACACCGTCTTTTATGCATAATGCATACGAACGATGTATGTATCTATTAACTCTAAATGAGCTATATATTATATATATTATTATTCTTTTATTTCTTTTTTCTTTCTTAGGGGGGTAATTGTCCCCCACTAGAGGGGTATGATTGTCCCCCAAGAGATATGTTCAGTGTGCATTTAGTGGTGGACGATTGTCCCCCAAGAGCGATAACTTAGTGGGGTATGATTGTCCACCACAAATATTCATTATTAATGTATATAGTGTATAAACATTCAACAGTATTATGGTGCAATAATACCTGCAGTTCGTAGCTTACCAAGCAGAGAATTAAAGTCCGCAACAAGACCAGCCACATCCGTAGCCGCGCTATTGGCCTGTGCTGCTGCTTGCTTTACTGTGCCGTTTGCTGCTGTCGTTGCTGCACTGACAGGTGTTCCTGCACCGATAAGTGTACGAGCAGCAGCGGCATCTGCAGCAGCCATGATTTGCTTACCCATCGCGCCTGCGTCACTGATATCCGTCACCTTCGGAGCATAGTTGCCTGCCTTGGCATCTGTAGCTGTTGTACCAACCTTTAGATTCGATGTGCCTGCGCCAATGGCTGTACGGGCTGCTGAGGCATCAGCAGCTTTGAGGACGGTCTTGCCAATGTCACTCGCGTCAGTAATGCTGTCAACTGTAACAGAACCACCGCCACCACCTGACAGTCCAGCCACAGGCAATGGGTTATTCTTGCCCACAAGAGCCAGCTCACCGTTCTCTCCTTCAATGTAAATGCCCTTTCCTAAAAAGCTCTTATAACCATTCAATTTACTCAACTCCGCTTCTATATTGTTTGGATTTGATAGATACTGAAATGCTTTGTTCTTTTCAGTACCGATAATGCTCATTTCCTTCTTGGCTTCAACCAAGTGATTCACATCAACTACCAACTCCCGGATTTCTTCCACTTGCATGAGCGGTTCAAGAAACTCCGGTATGTCACCGACAAAACTGCCAAACTGGAATAACCCGCGCGATGGGATCGGCGGGCCAATATAAATTAAAATGCTCTCTTCTATTGTTAACACCTCCTTCCTGGTGGAATTAGGGCAAAGAAAAAAGCACCGGTTAGGGTGCTTGGTGTAACGGTGTGTTACTTGTTCTTTTGTTCAGACTTCCAGTCTAAATACTGGGACAATACCTTATCAGCAGTTGTATTGTGTTTTTCAGCTATAACCCTCCAACCCTGCTGCATATGGGGAATTGCTTTGTCGAACGGTACGTCTGCATATTTTGACTCCAACGCGATACATTCTTTGATGACATCATTCATATTGCTCACCTCCCATTACCATATATCGGTAGATAGGAGATGGAACATAATAGGAGATTAACAAAACAAAAGAGCCATTTAGCCGCTATTATTTATGAAAGAGTTATTACTATGAGTAACCTGACCCCTTACGCTCCTGTTGTTTAAGGCATTTCTTGGAGATAGCGCTTTGTAATGATCTCTGAGGAAATCCAATGTACAGTTAGATCAATTAATTCCTTCATATTTGTAACGTCTTTATCTTCCCACTTTTTAACGTAGTGAGTTTCATCGTTTCCCAACCACGCAGCCCTCTTTGCGCATAACTTTATATTATTATTTGTAACGAGCCCATCAATACATTTCCCTAATAACATACTTTTTATTTCATCTGACCTATCAGGCATTTCCTCTATTAAATAATCTTTTATCAGGAATTCAAGTGATTTACGATACCCGGGGCCACATATATAACTCAACCCGTCACTCTCAGCTTTTGCTGCTTGATTATATATTACTGAAAATAAAGGAGAAATTCTTTTAATATCGTCACTGAATTCCTTTGAAATAAAAGAAGATGGTTTACATTCTAAAAATTTATAATAATTGCGCTCAACCGGAGCTACCCTAGTTAATTTATAATATGCTAAAAAAATTTCCCCACATGCTTCTCGAGCACATTTAAAGACAAAGACTGTTTTATCTCTCAAAGCGCCATACACATTCAAGGGTTGAGCTTCAATGTATTTTTTACACATGGGACACTGATCTGGCCTTTCGGTGAGAAGATACTCAGTTTTACCTACAAATAAACTTATCAATTATTCCACTCCCTTTCGACACAACAATTCGACACATAGGAAGGATATTCCTTTTTATGCGTCGAAAGTATTAGTTCGAAAGGAGGTGTTAGGATTGAACAAACTCGGATTATCCGAAAGAGAATTATTTGAAATTGGTGTCGCTGCTCAACTCGATGCTGTAACTGATTATGTTTCGTCAGTTACTGATTCTATTGATGCTGGTTCTCCGCAGGATCCTTTAAAAGAGAGAGAGCTTGAGCAATATGCCAGCATAAAAGCAGTTGCTGCAATGATCGTAGCCAATAATCAAATACTTGAAGAGAAACTCAAGAAATTCGGTTTCCCTGGCAACAAATAAATAGCACCCTGCGGGCTCGAACCGCACATTTACCTTTAGGCGCTGTAAATCCCCGGAGCTTATCCGGGGAAAACAACTACTGCAGCTCTTTGACTACCTTGGCAATGTGAGCAGGAATCGTAAAACCTTCGCTCTCAGTCAGGCTACCATCCGCATGCAGCTTGATAGCCAACTGGTCGTATTCACCCGTGCCTGTAGGGACAACAGGGTTGCCATATGCGTGTGGACCTGCAAAGCTTACTACTCTACCAGTGGGGCTATATTTAAGGGCCTCTGCCTCTGTGTTAACCACCTTAAAGATATTATCCGAACCAAGATATCCATATCCGCCATTACGCACTGCGCTTGCCTCTGTACTCATTACAAAACACTTCCTTTTCTATTATTTTTGCGCACAAAAAAGAGCAGCGCATAAACGCCACTCTCTGTGCGAACACCGGGAGAGGGAATCGAACCCCCAGTCACGGGTTTGAAATCCGTAGGTTTACCATTAACCGATCCCGGTATAAAAGCCAGTTTATTACGGCACTGGCAGCCGCCACGATCCTATCATTACCCGCTGTGGTCACGGTCAAGGAGACTCTAACGGCATGGCACCGCATGATAGGAGTAAAACCATTAAGTCATGAAAGTGAAATATTATAGTAGCAGAAGCCCGGATTTGAACCGGGGCTAGCCGGAAATGAATCCAGCAGCACACCATGTATTCTGCATGGAACCCCGCCAGACCGCACGAACGCGTTTCGTACAGCCTGGGCTTACAGGTAATGATATAAGCTTTGTTGGAATCCGGTACTTGCTTACGCGACCAGTTGCGCTCCTGATCCACTCTTTAGCGGCTAGGATCACCATGCATGAGGAATGCGCTCGTCAGACGCACATTAGCAAGAATGGAGTAATGGAAACAGGAAGAGCAACATGCCCGCTTGTCCTACCCTTGCGGCTCTCTGTAGGTCTTATAGCAAGGGGCTAACTGGTGCCGCTCGTCTTACGCCTACCACCGTCAAACAGGCATGTGTTTGTGTCGGGTGCTGCTCTCTCTTTGTTTTCCATGTTACTAATTTACCATGTGCAAAACCTAATAGATCACAATTATTTTCATTTTACGATCAATTTTCACGTAATTTTTTTTCAATTCAAAAGTTTGCGAGAATACTATTTCTTTGATAATGTAAAGATATGATTTATATATGTAAAATAAATATCTGGGATGGTGTTAAAATGGGCTTTTCGTACAAACCGCTTTGGAAGTTGTTAATTGAAAGGGATATGAACAAAGAGGATTTACGGCTTCAACTGGGGATATCTACTGCAACAATGGCGAAGATGGGCAAAGATGAAAATATATCGTTTGAAGTGTTGAACAAGATATGTACGCATTTCGGCGTGCAGCCAAGCGATATAATCGAGCATAAGGCTGGTGAACAATAA